CTAGTTCATCAGATATGCGCCACGAATTGCGCCATTCTCTAGTGCTCGGTAATTGTTGCTTTTTGCATATTACCATCTTCGGCTTATTGCCGCTATCCCAATTCTGCCAGACGTGCTGTGGCACATCTTTCTGAATTAGGTACTCAATCGCTTCTTCTTCAGTCATCGCACCGACAGGCTCTGTCTGGTGCAACAAGTAACCTCTTGTATGCTTCTTGAAGTCGGGCTGCGCTTCGTCCTTTGCCAGTTCGTGATACACCCACACAGGTGGCAGGATACCGCCCTGTAGCGCACACGCCAGCCAGTTAGGGTCAGGCACAAGTATCTTGGCGCACTCATCTACGCTGTCTTCATAGACCACACGGTAGTCTGACTGCACACCGTCTAGGTTTTCCTTTGCCCAGCATAGGCGGTCAAATAGGTGAGTGCCTTTGAACTCTGGTGTCTGCATTAGGCGAGGTCTCCGAATATTACTACAGAACAACCGGCTGCTATTGCACCTGTGTTTAAATCTGCTTGAGTCCCATCTTGGGCACGGTATGACTTTATATTGAAACTAGATGTAGTTTTACTAAAATAAGCAGCATTGCCATTATTTGTTGTAGTTGAACTATTGCCCATAACAATGCGATAATTTACATCAGACATAGCATTAGTTATTGAAAAACTGTAATCGCCAGTCCCATTATCTACAAAACTTGTTATGCCCTCTGCATCATCAATCCCGTCTGCAAAAAAGGTAACACTGCCCTTCGCACTACCATTCACAACATAGTTCGTGGCGATTGACCCAGCGGTGCTGTGTTCCAGCGTATCTGCTACAATTTTTCCAGCCATTATGCTAAGTCTCCTAATGAACCAAAACTAATAAAAGTTGCTTGGTCTGATGCTAGCGCACCATCAGAAGTAGTTATTTGCATACGAAATGATGACGTTGTGTTTGGAAACTGACCATCAGGAATATTAAAATTTCTTTCGCTAGTGGTTGATTTTCCTGATGTCCCAAAAACAGCGTATAAAGCATTTCCCATATTGTTAGTTCTTGCTGAAGAATAATCAGATGTTCCGTTATCTGTTAATGAAGCGCAATTAAAACTGTCCCCATAACTTATAGTTCCAGCGGAACCGTCAAATTCCCCCCACGCCTTCGCCAGCCCCTGTTGCAGAGACTGCGTAGCAGTAGCACCAACAGTCACTGTGATGTCGTTGGCGGTGGTCTTGCCAGTGAGGGTATCTACTTTTATCTCACTCATGCTAGATCTCCGTGTGCTGACGTTGCAAATGAAGCATCTACTAATGCAAAAGAGTTGTTATAAATATAAACATTTGCTTCACCAGTAGATAACGTGTTCGGCTCTGTGTTGAAATTTCCAAAAAATCCATCTGCGCCAACGTGACTGTAGCTAGTATTATTGAACGAGTTTGTCCAATTTAAATCATAGTTTCCAGTAGCACTATCAGTAATACTGCTTACATTTAAGCTGTCATTAATTACTTGAGAACTACTTACGTTTGACCAACACTTCGCCGCACTCTGCTTAGTCAGAGTGACAGGACTGGTGCCATCACTTGCTGTGATTGTGTCTGCTCTTAACTCGCTCATGCTATCACCAATGTACCACCAGTAGAGACTGTGATAACCACCCCTGTTGCTAACGTCAACGGACCTGCACAAAGAGCATTGTCCGTACCAGCAATCGTCACACTTGTATCAAGTTGCTTTTCGTGTACACGGAAGATATCGCCCCTGCCGCTCGCTTCATCGCCCGTGATGCCGTTGTCACCCTGAAAGTATCCAGCCTGCTGAAAACGAATAGCTCGTTCTGAAAATCCACGGTACACAACGTACACGTTATTGGTGCCAGAAGATGGCGCGGCGTCAAAGGTCAGTGAGGTGCCGCTGGCTGTGTATGACTTGCCAACCCCCGGCTCCTGTTGGACGTTGTTTACAAAAACCTCTAAGTCTTCAGATACGTTCACGGCGCGGTTTAGTGTGAACACGGTCGTTGAACCATCGCCATTGAAATACTGGCTGGTTGGAGATGCTAGGGATTTTGCGGGTGCGCCGCCTACATAGCTCATGTTCTTAGCCCGCTATCTCTGTTGCTGAGATGAATGAGATGCCTCTTTCCGTGTAATTGGCATCTTGGTCGCCAAGTGTTCTATTGATGTAGAGTGTGTCGTCAGTCATAAGTTGTATGCCAACCTTGTATGTGATTGTTGAGGTTGTTGCTGGCGTGTCGAAATAATCATATCGAGCAATGTTTGGCGTAGAGTTGTTATCCGAAAGGCGAAAAGTTCTCGTTGCCATACTAACACCAACCTTCCGACTTCCTGCCGCCGCATGTCCAAGTTTGGTGCTATCTCTGTAGAAAAAGAAAACGTGTTCCCAATCATTTCCTTCAACACCAAATTCCACGAAGACATGCGCCTGTAGTTGAATGACACTTGATGCGCTTGCTGGTGTAATGTTGACTGTTAAATCTGTCAGTGCAGTGTTAGTAACTGCTGTTAGCGACACTGAGTTCGTGCCAGTAAACATCGTTCTCTGCACCTGAATGATGCCCCCAGACGGTATGCCCGATGCCGCTACACCACCATTTATGACTTTAGAGATAGGCATCAGGTGATCTCCAGAATTGACATTGTTACGTCCGCGCCGCTTGCCTGACTAGCCGTAACCTTCAGCACATCTGATGCGTTCATAACAATCTTTTGATCACCCCCAACTGCAACGAGCGAAGATCCAACAGGGACGATTGCGTCCTTTACGATATACACATTGTCGCCATCATTGTTTTCTAATTGCACATCCACCGTGATTGTAGATGTCAGGATGTTAGCCACGTTCAGGCCGATGATGGTTGTTTCTGTAGCGCCGGGGCAGGTGTAGATTGTAGCCGGACTCGTACCTACCGCTGTGTCTGTGACTGTCTTAAACGAGTTCGCCATGTCTTTATCCTAACGCAATTGCAAAAGCCAGCGCTTGCGGGTCTTGCTCTGTAAACCCTTGTACGCTTCCGCTAGCATCTAAAAAAACCATTTTTTCTGCTGGCAAGGTACAAAATATTGTACGGGTTCCTGAAGTCCAATTCACCGCAGCATCTGAATTACTGGACTGCAAGATAGTTGTACGAGCTAATGTCGTGCCAGAAGTCGTGTAGGTGCCAATACCTGTCTCAAAGTCCGTTCCATCGGTGCATGTATAGTAGGTAGTGTTGCCATCACCCACTTCACCAAATGTTTCAAAACCAGTTACCGCGCCAGCTAGTGTGTATGTGCCAGTGCCTGTGGTGGTTGTGGTTTCTTTTACACGATCTTTAAGGACCAGTGCCATTACTTCAACTCAATAGTTAAGTTACTTGCATTGATTCTAAAGATGTCTCCACTGGCTATCGTTTTGTTAGCGTCGAGTGCGCCAACGAACAAAATGTTTCCAGAGCTAGCCGCGTCTACAATAAAGGCATGTGTAATAGTGTTTGATGTACCCGTGGATGCAGGAAACTCAATGTTTGCCGCGTTTGTTACCGTTTGTTGGTCAGCAGAAGAAGAAGCCAAAGTCCAATTTGCTGCTGTGACTTGCTGTCTAGCGTAACTTCCAAAAGTAGCTTCTGTTAATGAGCCAGCTTCCGCGTCACTTACTGCCGTTGCTAGCCCAACATAAATACTGTCGCCCGGGGTCGAAAGACTTCCAGCGTTATTTTTGAAGAGAAAGCTAAGAAGCTTGTTCTCCAAGTAGGTGGTTGCTGCGTTTGATGTTGCCATCGTTCTTTACTCCTAGTTAAGTGCGTGGCCTATCAGGTAGACCTCTCCTGTAGGCATCGCTATTCTCTCTAGCTTCTGCCAAATCTTTTAGACGCTGTATTTCCTGTGCAAACCTTTGTTCGTACAGTTGCATCATGTCTGCTTCGCCCTTCATGTAAGTATACGCCTCGACAAGTGAGCCGTAAAGAAGGACGTTTGGAGCGTTAGTGCTCAGCCAGCTTGTGCCACTGTCAACTCCTGCCGTTAAGCTGGTTGGGCGATAGTAATAATGAAGTTCTGTTGTATAGGCTGCGTCTGGTGTGGGGCTAAGTATAAAATTGTTTACATCAAATACACCGTAGTATTTTGGTGTACCGTTAGCATTCGTATCTATCGCATACCGTTGAATAAAGTTCACATCCTTAAAATCTAAAAATGATTTGCTACCTGCTGTGGTTATCTGTAGAGAAAAAGGGGCAAGGTAATCACTAGGAACCGTCAAATATTCACTTCCAAGTGTTAGTGTGGCATTTGCGTTTTTGCGAAATAGTTCTAAGTCAACAAGTGTAAACACCCGGTCTTCTGCGCTGCGTATAAACACAGGCAGGTTCGTCACGAAAGTTGTTTCCGTGTTCTCTGCAAAATCCTGAATAGCTGTTTTTAGCTCTGCGTATGTAAAAGACATTTTATGTTCACTATACTATTGTTATGTTTCCAACCATGCCGCTATGAGTGGTGCATTGATATACCAAAGACGTATCACTAGGCTCATGCGGAACAATAAATTGAGTTAACCCCTGAGTGCTATTGAAATTATCTGTAACACCTGTTGTAAAAGCCGAGCCGCCAGAAGAAGTTCTTATCTGTAGCGGGTGACCGCTAACATACGAAGAGTTATCTATCAGGTAAGTGTGACCTTTGTAAAAGCTAAAATTGGGGTTGTTTCCAGCAGTAGCTCCCGGTCCAGAAAATTGATAAGCAGATCCTGTCGCCGCAGTCGTTGTGTATTTAGTCACTGGACCACTAGTTTCGTCGTTCAATTTAAGCCAGTTACCACCATGAGCAAAATAAAGACCACCCGTTGCATGAACATGAGCCACAGCCCCGTGATATGTGGATGCACTTGGTAAATCACTAAGAGCAGCGTAATAAAATACTATTTTATTGGCCCCGGAACTAACGTCCAAAAGACCGTTTGCATCTATAATATCCGTTAGGACATTGGAACTATTACCTAACGCTGCATAAATCTCATCAAAGTTATCGTTTATTTTGTCCGCACCAACACGAAGACTGTCTCCAGTGCCGTCATTTGCCGTTGTTCCAATTCCTACTGCCTGCTTTGCCATTTAACCCTCGTCGAAAGTCTTATTTGTTGAGTCGAGTGTAACATTTGTTGCGTCAAAGGTCGATGCGGCTGTAGATGACGCTGTTCCGGGTGCAACAGTTATATTAAGTCCGCCCCCTCTTAAATTACCAACAGATGCTGTGCCAACCGCAGTTATGGTGTAAGAATTAGAGTCTACAACAGTAATTGAAAATCCTGCGGCCTTTTGTAGATTAGCAGAAGTAAATCCGTCAAATGCATTTACCTTACGAAAAATAACAACGTCCGATGTGCTGCGGTTATGAGAAGGCTCAAACACAGTTATAACTGAAGATCCAGCCGTTCCTGATTCAAAAGGATTTGGGGTTAGAAGAAGTCTTTGACCTTCTGTCTCAGTCCGTTGATCTGGTCTTGGCTGATACAAAGCTTGCGGGTCAGAACCCGGACGTATCGGCTCTAGCTGCGGGTGCTTTGGCTCGTACTCATCCGGGCCAACTTTAGCGCCATTCCACTCAGTGATCATTTCAGCCAGACGATACCGAAACCCGGATCTGTCTGAGTAACCCCAAGCTTTTTTACCTGAAGCATATCGCGCCATTAGTTAACCCTCAAGTATTGTATACTTGGCTGAATCTTGAGTGGCACACGATCTTCGTCTTCTGCCGCCGCACGTTGGAACTCTTCTTCGTACATGGACTTCAGCAACTGCACACGTTCTGGTGCCTTCTTTACAGATAAGTAGTACGCCAAGCCAGCTACCATACAAGGGTAGAACCGGAAAGGCAGATCATTTGTATTAACTAGCGTGTCGGCATCTTCAATACGAGACACATAGTAGTACACCAACGTGTCAGTGGAGTTTTCGGGTGTGGTCCACAATGTAATCTCTGGGATAATCTTGCGGTTGTAGTAATACTGGCTAGGACGGCCTTGTGTTGTCTTGTTAGGCAGTGCCAAGTATTCTGCGCGGGACATGCGGGTTAGCTCGTAGTCTACACCGCTGCGACGAATCACAACTTCTAGCAGGTCAGTGTATGTTGCGTTAAATGCGTAGGTAGCTGTGCCCTGAGTCAAAGCTTGTGTGCCTTGCTTCACTGTCCACAAGTTAAGACCACGGTTGGCCCAATCCGCAAACATTAAGTTAAGAGAGCGACGTGCTGTTTTAGCATCGTAGCCCGTGCGTAATTCAAGACCGCACCGCTCGTATGCTTCTTCGATAATCTCAGCTACGTCTAGCTCAAAGTTGTACGATCCTGAAGTTGCCATTTACTTCTTCCTGTGTGTGCCGCCGTAACCTTTTTTGACTACGCCTTTACCAATTAAAATGTCTTTTTGTGTAACCTTTCCGTCACCACTTAAATCAGGGAAGTTACCGCCGCCCATTTTAAAACGATTCCGCATAGGACCTTTGCTGTTACGAGTGGGCATAGACATAGCGCCGCCCATAGCTTTACGAGGAGAACAGTGTGACATTATTTCTTCCTTCTCTTTAGTGATTTAACACGACGTGGCTTGCCTGCTGGCTGACCTAAACTTTTCTTCTGTGATATTCTACTACGTTTTTCAGCGGCTGTCATTTCTCCCGAGGTTTTGGGAGTTTTAGAACTGACACGTTTGGAGGGGCGGCAATATGGAGTACCCCGTTTTTCACCCTTGCGACGCCCACACGGCTTCCCCGTGCGTACATCTTTCCATTCTTCTTTGAACCACCGCTTGAGTGACGCACCTTTTTTGGTCTTTCTTACTGCCATATTAATATCCTGCGGCCCACGCTACAGACACCATTAGAAACGCAAACAATGCTACAGCAACTAGAATAACACCCCCGATTATTAAAGTAGTCTTTATGGCTTCCTCTAGTTCTTGCTGCTTTAACCTTTGTTCTTTTCTAGCCTGCGCGGCCTGCTCCTTTGCTTCCTGTATCCGTCTGGCTCGTTCATCTACAATACTCTGCCAAGTCCCCGGTCCAAAGCGCATATCGACCAGTGTACGCATTTCGTTTATTTTTTCTTGCGCTAACCTAGCATCTATAACTTCTTGCGCGACCTTATTAATACCAAACTGATCACCTATTCCTGAACCTGATTTCTTCGCACGTTGTTCTTGTACCTGCTTCTCGCCAGTTAGTAGACTGTCTATCTGACCAGCTATCTGTCCTATATCCTGCGCTGTGGATATGTTTTCTTTGATAAATTTGACAGACTGCTGTACTAGAGCAATTCCGGTCAGCACTTCTGCCACTACCATTTTTATCTCCCTATCGTGGCGTCAGCTTTATGTCGCCACTATCAATATATGTTGGTTGTGCGGTACTTGTATGTTCCACCTTTGGCTTTTTTAGTTTTGTTCCCCCAGTTTGCTGCACCGACTTTACGACACTTGGCGATTGCCCCGCTTGCATACGCCGACGGGAAGACCTTATATCTGCGCTTAACTTTTTGGTAACATGCATCTTTAGCCATTCTTCCTTTTCCTTTTTGCTGCACAGTGTGCCTTTTCACTAAACCCGCGTGGACGTTTGCAGTTTACTTTTGTTTTACGTTTTTTACTCCACTTGCTTTTTTGTGGAGGCTTTGACACCTGCTGTCTCATTGACCCACGCGATATCGCCATCTCTGTTCTCCAAAAAATCATCCCACAAGACTGTTAACATCTTGTGATTTTCGCTAACTTTCTGATTTATTACAGCCGTATCTGTCTTTAGATCTACAATCGACATTGCAATCCAAGCCACAAAACCAAGTATAGCCGTAACGAATATGTTTAACATTTCCATCTCCGCCGGGCAGCGCAGATACGCTTTTTAGGCGTCTTGCTACAATTAATGTTGTGCATCTTCATCTGTCCTTTTGAACGACTACAGTATGAAGCGCGACGTTTAGCAGATGCTGACCCCTTCTTTACTTTACCAGTAACAGCGGTCTTTAACTTTGACCCGGGGTTGGCACGGCGGTACGCCGCCACACCAGCCTTGGTCATCCCCGCTCCAGATTTTGTGGAGCGGAAATTTTTCTTGTTACGACTTGGCATTTTGGCTGGCTTTCTAGCCATTAGCCAAAGAATCCAGTGAGCGAATCCACGTTGGTAAGCGTCACATGACACTCGTCATCGAAGATCATACCGTGATCGGGTATGGTGATTTGATTGTCATCCGATGTGTGAAACACCATAGACAGTTGAGTTGCACCGCCGCTGCCGTTTTTAAACACCACCGCAGGTGACCCGCTGGAAGCTGTCTTTACATAGAAAGCTTTTAAACGATTTCTACCACCCAGCACTGTTCCGGTAGCTGTAACTGTTTTTGCTGTAATAGAAGCAGCCATTACGCCCTCCTACTAGCTAAGTGCCGCGCCTATAGCGGTAACCCAAGCAGCGCCTGTGTTGATTACCAAACAATACTCGTTGTTACCAGAACCATTGTCGCTGATTACATAAACAGTCCCTTCGGGAACATCCGCGTTTGCTGGAAGGTTCGCAGTTGTAACAACCGGATAAATGAAGGCCGCGTCAGACTTGACGGGACCGGAGAAAGTAGAACGAGCCATTTAGATCTCCTGTCGTGGCTAGTGTCAGCCGCACCATGCGACTGTCAGGGATAAGTGATTATACATAAAAAAAGGGCGACTGAATAGCCGCCCTTCTACTTTATTATGCCTACAATTATGCGCCCGGTGAACCGAATACACAACGTGGGTCTGAGAAGCCGAAGCTGTAACGCTCACGGGCCTTGAACCGCATGTTACCAGTGTCGAAGTCTGGGTCCATGTTAGTTGCAAGAGCAGAACGCTCAAAGTGCTTTAGGCCATTCGGTGCGTCAGTCTTGATGAAAAACGCATCAGTGTCGGTCAAGTAGTCGTTGACTACATAACCTTCAGGCAGCATGCCTGATGACTTGATAGCGTTGATATCATTGTCGGCTGTACCTACCCGAAGGTTTGATACGAGCAGACGTTCTGCAACGAACTGCAACTGACGTGGGATGATCAGCTTCATACCACGAAGAGCAACAATCAGGCCACGCTCATCAACAAAACCAGCAATGTTGATCAGAGCGTCTTCCAAAGAAGTTTCGTTCAAATCAGCAGCTACTGATGGTTCGTTGGCGAAAGTGCCACCTGATGTCAGCGGGTGCGATGCATCACAAAGAGCAACACCGTCACCGCCAGCAAATGCGCCAGCAGAGAATGCGTTGTTCAGGATTGATGCAGCTTTAACCTGCTTTGTGTGTGCCATTGACCGTGCGAGTGCACGAGTATAGCGAGAGGCCAGACGATCATACAGATTGTCTTCAACAGCTTCTTCAGTGATTGAGAAAGCCATTGCTACTGTCTCGTGGTTGTACCGAGCAGTGTAAGCTTCCTGTGCATCGTCGTAAGATACACCTGTGCCTTCACCTTTAGTCGGCGCAGCCCCGAAACCTGACAGCATTACCTCTTCTTCAAAGGCACGATCTGATGCCTCAGTGTCGAAGATTTCAGAATGCTGACCTTCGTAGCGACCATATTCCATACCAAAGAGAGCGTTTAGACCCGGCTCTAGTTCTTTGGCGAGTTGTGCGCGAGAAATAGCCATTATCTACACTCCCTTATGAAATAGCGGCTTCAGAATCAGACTGAAGCAGCGCGTGATTGTTAAGCATCACAATCATAGGAATACCAGCGGCAGTGAAGTCGGCGTTCTCGGCGTCATCCAAAATACCCACAATCTTCAAAGGAAGAGAGGCGTTAGATGAATCGAGAGTTGCGACATCAAGCTGTGCGCTAGAAATGCCTGTGGTTGTGCTACCGCTTGCACCACTGTTGAACTGTGAGTTCTCAAAAATGGCAGCAACAGCAGTTGCTTTGTTAGTGATGGTAGCGTCTGTCGCGACTATAAAGCGCTGGAGCGGGTTGTCGTACACAAACCCGATGATATCGAAGTTTGTGTCGGCACCTGAACCGGGCCAGTAGTTTGAGAAGACTTTCTTACCAGTCGTTGATGATACATATTCACAGCCAGCAAAAACGCCAACGGGAGCCTCAGTATCGCCGGATGCAGAACAAATAACGATTTCACCACCGTTATCGGCCTTTACCATTGATCCCTGAAAGATCGCGCTAGCGGCGCTGTCGATGAAGTATGCATTAGTACCTTGAGTAGCTGGTGCGCTACCTGCGGTATTAATCGGCTTGAGGCCGAAGGCAACATTAGTGTTTGCCATTACTTACTCCTTATCAGATTAAGGGGACTAATCTTTGCCCCCGAATGATACACGACTTTGCCTATCGTTATGGATAGGCATTGAGGGATGTTGTTCCCTCATCAGGTTATCGTCAACGGCCTTCATTTGATTGCGGGTCTGCTCCCGATAATACTCAGTTCTTTCTTCAACCGTTTCTTCTGGAATCCGTGCAAGCATTAAACCGCCTACACCAATGACTCCACTGTACTTACCATCATCAATTGTTGGAAACTGATCAGCCAGATCTGGATATTCATCCGCACGGACTGGTTCCCATCCTTCCCGCAGCTTTGCGGCTACATTTGTGCGATCATCTTCACCACGAATTGATGTGCGGATCCAACGATGCTGATAGCCTGCTGGGGCTTCAGGTGCTGCCAACTTTGATGGCGGTGTCCACGGCTTACGCCGTGTGGTTTTTGCGCGTGATGTTGATTCGCGTGTAGTTCTATCAGCCATGTCCTTACTCCTTAACGTACTTTGCATATTCTTCAAGCGGAACATTCAAGCGTTTCGCAATGGCAATTTGCGAAGGCGTAAGTTTGACTGTTCTGCGCTTCTTTGGTGATGACGACTTAGAAGCCGTGGACTCAGCAGAAGCGACTCTGGGTCCCGTATCACGAACCTTTTCCTTAAACTTATGAGGAAACTCGGTCCGTATTCTACGATCAAGCTCATTATAGTACTCATCGGACGATGGGTCAAATCCTTCATCCTCAATTAATTGCCTATGTAGGCCAAAAGCAGCATATGTCATGGTTTGATCCTGCCCAAACCACTCATTTTTGGTCGCCCAAGCCTCTGCCTTGGGGTCTGGTGCGGCTTGTTGTTGCGGCTGTGGCTGTTTTTGTTGCTGTTGCGGCTGTGCTTCAACAACTTCTGCCGCCGCTTCGCGCTTAGATTTAGACTCTTCTAACCGTGCCTGATCTAAAGCCAGCTTACTTAAATTCTTTTGCGCCTCAAACATGGCTTCAGCATCGCCGTCGTCATATGCTTTTTGATACGCCTGCTTGGCGGATTCAATCTGCGATTCAACACGACTACCAAACTCACCCTGATAAGACTTATCTAGGTTTTCTAGCTTTGACTTTAACTCTTCATTTTGTTTCTTAACGGCTTCGGCATATTCAATAGCAGCTTGTCTTTGCCGTTCTTCTTCACGGTACTTGCCTGTAAGTGTGCGAATGCGCCGTTGAACAGACTCCGAATATGAAGCAAGCTCTTCCTCATTGTCATTCTTGGGCGCTTCTTGATCATCTTCAGGCTCGACGTTCTCTTGTTGCTCTACAGCAAGTTCCTGTGAATCATCTTCTTGCTCAATGATTTCCAGTTCTTCTTTTTCTGCTACATCAGACATACTCAGACTCCGTATGTTTTTATATCATCTGGGTCGATGATGGTGGCAATGACTTCATCGTCATTGATAATACGAACCTCGCCGCCTTCAATGTTAAAGCGAGATCCAGCGTAGCGCCCAATACACACCCAGTCGCCTTCCTTGCACCACGGCTCACAATTGTCGCCGAACTTATTGGGGTCTTGATATGCGAGGGGGCCAACCTTTACGACATAAGCTACGGTTGTCGCACGGGCTTCTTTTTCACGAGCGGCATCAGGGATGTAAACGCCGCCGTCAGTTTTTTCTCTGCCCATATAGGGCATAACAAGAATCCGCCAACCTGTGGGCTGCGGTACTCGTTCTGCGATTGATTTTGATTTTGCAGCTTCTTCGGCTTGTTTTTTAGCACGTTGCTGCTCAAGGATGTAGTCAGGTACTAAGAGAGTCTTCGTCATAGTTAGCCTTTTGTAGCAGGGATTTAAGTTCATCAAGAGCAAAGGCGACACCCTGTATTTCGCCAACTCTTGCTTTGTAATCTTCGTAGCTAACAGCACTGCCGCTAGTCACTGATAGACTAAGCTCTTCTATTCGGGTATTCAAGAGTCTTTGGTATTTTTTTAAAAAATCTATTGCGTCCATTACATACCACAGTCGCAGTCAGGTTTACCGCAGTCACATGGGCCTTCTTCATGCTCACCGGGCAAATCTGTCATCGGACCGCCCCCAGCCCACTCTGCACAACTGTTCTTAGCACTGCACATAAACTTTAGCAACTGACAATAGCCAACCTCACCAGACTCATCTTTCATGCACTGCTGCATGTGTTCCGTGATATTAAACACGGAACAGGTTCCACAGCTTTCTTCTGGGTTGATAGCTGGCCCATACTGATTTTCTTTAACAGCAAGACGACGGTTTTCTTCGTTAGTATCAACGTCCTGTGTAGCAATCGGACAAGCCTCTTCCATCGGCTCAACAGGCATGCCGTCCTGAATAGCTTTGCTCAAGTCCATACCGTCTGGAATTAGCGTAATTTGTATTTTCATTGTCTTCCCTTAATATAAGCCAATGTTGTTTAAAGATGGTACTGGGTTGTCTAAAGTAGGCTGTCCTAAAAACTGACCAACTCCTGTAGAAAACACACCTAATAGTTGAGGTGTTTTTGGATCGTACTTTTGCATAGTGGTTTCTGGTCTTGTAACACCAGTGCTGAACTGTGATTTAGCGTCTTCAAATCCCTGTACAGGAGCCTGTTCAGTAACCGACTCTACTGGGGAAGAAGCTGTATCGGGGCTAAGTTCTAATCTAAGTCTGTCTGCTAAACTTTCTATACCCGTCTTTGTAGCGGATGTAGCTCTAGAAACCTCTCCAGTGCCTATACCAAGAACAGCGCGTAAGGCAGTAGAGTATGGGCTTTCATCTACATTCTGGAAATCCGGTGTAAAAGGTGTGCCTGCGAGACCGTATTCTCTTGGTGCTAGAAGACCCACACCCGGAAGAATCGAGCCGAGCATACCAAAAGCAGCAGCGTCCATCAGTCCTAATTGTTCAAAATTTGATTGCACCGGGCCATAGTAAGTCTCCGGCGTTGTAAATAATGTTTGTAAGCCCTTCCTTAATTCACCCGGTTCAGCGGTTGCAAACTGATTGTTGTAGCCCGGAAGATTAGGATCATTGGTTGGATTAATAAATTTTGAGTAATTATTATACGCAGTCGCAGCGTTGTTTATGTTTTTGTATTTAACATTTTTAGGATCTATCCCCAAAAACTTGCTAAAGGCACCCTGTTTGCCGTATGCATTATCTGCTGTAATACCTTGGTTTTCGACGAACTGTCCAAAAGACGGAGCACCCGCTATAGTAGCGCCGTACTTAGTGCCATACATAGCGCTAGCCAAACCGGGGCTAAACTTACCAGCACTCATCGCAGCTTGCGCTGCCGACGCTCTGTTTCTCTCCACCTCGTTCTTAGCTAATTCTTTTGTAGCGTCAGATCCACTGTTTGGTCCAACTTTACCGGGAGAGGAGAAGGATCCATCCGGCTCCTTACCGAAGTCACCTTTTTGCTTATTAGAATCTGGTTCTAAGCCGCCGAGATCAGCCATTATTTAACTCCGCTGAACTTCATGCCTTGAATTGCTTTGCCTCCACCACGACAACTCATGTACTTGCCGTCTTTTGCAACAACAGGTGGATTCATTTCATCTCTAGGATCTTCTAAAGTGCCGGGGTTGTCAGTCTTATCCTGTTCGTAGCTTTTGGGCTTCTTATCTTTTTTCTTCTTATCAGACATTGTACCAATCCTTGTGTCTTCAGTGAATATACGCTCTGCATCTTCAAAGCGTTGCATCTTCTTGCGTAGCTCTGGAGAATAACTGTCTAGTATTTCAGACCCGCCGTCTTTGCGACCACGAGCCTTCTTCATAAGCTTGTTTGCTTTTGGCCTGCTAATGTTTAAATCGTCAGCGAACTGACTTATTCTGGGCTTTGCCATAACTTATTATCTCTTCGATTGTTCTACCGCACCCGATACATCTTATACCATCTTCGTCAAGCGTACAAACACCTATGCACGGACTGTTACTCTTTGTTGTCTTTGTGTTCGTGCCCCATCCAGATCCCGAAGACACCTGTCATTACTCCCATAACTACGCTTACAAAAGCAGACTGCGACGCCGTCGGATCTTCCAAAGCCATAAACCATTCAGCACAGCGCCACGACATAGCCGTACTAACCAACATCATAAATCTTGGTAGAACCTTCCAGCGTAGAAACTGCTCTACCGTAATCACTTAGACACACCCTTGAACTTTTCAAAGCTACGCATTCCACCCAAACCGAGCATGCCAAGCAGTACAGTCATCAAGCTTTCCATGTCAAAGGCAGGCATCGGCGGTACTTCAAGTCCCATGTAGGCTGTAACGAAATCTGTCGCCGGGAATAAAACAAAGTGCGCCATTAACGCAATACCGCATGTCCAGCCGATGAACGGACGCCAACCCGCCACAAATATACTACGGTGCTTGGCCTCTTCAGCGTTTATAGCAAGCTGACCTTTTGCAAGTTCCTGTGCATGTTTATCTGCCATTGTGGCAAGTTCATGCGCCAGCTTGTTTTTCTGATCTTTGTCTTCAATAAATTTATCCAGCAGTCCTGTGACTGGTCCAATCAGTGCTTGAATCATAGTTTTGACCCTTTCAACGGTATACACCTGTACGATTTTGGCATAACCTTGCCCTTGTTGTACTGAGCAATATCGTTTGCCATATCATAAGCTCGGCTAGCACATCTTTCCTGTGTTTTGTAAGGCCCTCTTGTGTCGTGGTACTGATAACAGTTTTCGGGCATCGCCACACTGCAAGCAATGACTAGAACCTTAAACATTACATACACAAATCTTCGTACTTAGTTGTATGCCGCCTGTGCTCGGACATATCACCAACTCTGTATAACCAGAACTTTTTAAGCCATCTAATCATCGTCCACGATTTCTCGCCAAGTCAGCCTGCGTGTTAATGCGGTATACGTTGACATCGTTTCTTTCGTCGGCAATGTCACGCTGCACAGACATACGCTGTTGTGCTAGCTGCATAGCCTGAGTAATCTTGGCCTGATCGATCTGATAATCCATTGCATCGTTTTGCATCTTGCGTTGGATTTCCATCTGATCGTTTGCTAGCTCTTGCTGACGGATCTCTACCAGCGGATCGCCCTGCTGTGCAGGCATCAACATAGGTGCAAGCTGCTCCAGTGTTTCTGCAATCTGCTGTGCAACCATAGCTTCCACTACATTTGGATCAATCTGCGGGATAGGTTCACCAGCAGCTTGTGCCTGCTCAATACCTTTTCTAAATACTTCCTGAACAATATCACGCGCAAACATTGAGACGTGATCCTGTACATGTGACTGCAACGCCAAGAAGGCTTGTGGGTTTGCTGCCAGCGCAGGTGACTGCAACAGCGCCGCGTGTACACGGATGTGTGCGCGGTGATCCTGCTGCGGGAATGCCTGCGGTGGCTTTCCCTTCATTGCTTCTGAGTTTTCTGTCGCCGGGTCTTTTGGTGCAGGTGGTTGCGGTGGCGGCAATATGCTGTCGATGTTCTTAACATCCAGCGCGTCATACATCCGGCGGTAGGCTTCATACAGATTGTGCATCTGCGGGGCAGCCTGTGCCAATTGCAGTTGTGTCTGCGCCAGTGATAAGCGCTGCGCCATAGAAAAGATCGACGGGTCAGAGACAGGAAGAATATCTACACGCCCGTCGAAATCCTGAGCCATAATCTGTGGGTCAATGTTTGCCCCAACAGGATAGGGATAAGGCATAGGATTATTAGCAAAGATCTGCGACAGCATCCTAAACTCTGACTTTTGTGCATAGTGCAGGCGCTTGTGTATGCTTGATATAACCTTTGAACCCTGCTCAATCAGGGCCACTGTTGTTCCCACGGGAGCCTGTGCGTTGACATCTGCGACTTTTGTGTCCGCAACTTGTGCAAATCGTCTGCCCGAATCAACGACCACCCCGAGTAATTGAGCCAACGTACCAGAAGGCTCCTTGTATGGGAGTGGCATAAGAGCATTGCGAATATCACCGCCGGGAACATCAAGATCGCGGAACTCGCCCGGGTTAACAGGGTCATCGCTGTTTCTAATGCGGACGCCACGCGCTTTGAAACCGCCCGGTAGGTTCGACAAAGTACCCGCATCGATAAGCTGACGTAAGATTGAAGTCGCTGCACGGCTCAAGCCCCCTATCATGTGCAACAGGCCGAAACCATAAAAGCCCAGACCCGGCAAAAACTTATAGTGTACAAAGTAATCGCGCTTGCGGCGCATCGGATCATCTTCACGATAGTTGCGTACTACCGAGAGAATTTTTCCCGAATCTGCGTCCATAGTGACAATATACGGCAGTTTGATACCTGTTGGCTCACCTGACTGATCCATGTCTTCAAACCCGTCAAGGTCAAGATCAACATGGACTTCATATAGTGTAACCAGTTCATCAGAATAACCCGGACGCAGCCCTTGAATTTCATCAGCTTTTCCACGGACTGTTGAGTCACTTTCGTCAGTTTCGCTTGGAGATAAATCAACATCTCTATATATCCCTGCAACTTGTAGCTTCCGTATGTCATTCTCTGTCATACGAAAGACGTGTGTGTAACGCTCCGCAGTGCGTATGTCAGAAGCTGCATACGGAACAACCAAATCTTCAGCAGGCACAAACTTTGACACCGCACGTTGCTTGGTTTCGTCAAAGTACACCTTCTTGAAGGTCGAACCAGTAATCGGCAAATAGAACAGCATCTGATCTGTATCCTGATCAAACTCTTCCATTATCTCGGTAATCTGGTAATTCATATAGTCCTTGACACGCTGGGCCTGATCTTCCAACTCGCGTGTCTGTGCACCCAGTATTTGTGTCTTTACAGGACCGCCCGGTGGTAACATCTCACGATACGCCTGCGCCTGAAACTGCGTTACAGCTTCCGCCAACAACGGATGAGTCACACCACTAGCACCCATAAACGGCTCGTTGCGCTCTTCATAATTAATGCCGAGCAGACCCAGCCCCTTCGCAATAGCTGTTTCCCAATCTTCACGCGACGACTTGTCTTCGTCAATCTTTGAACTAAGGTCCGAGGACAAAGAGCCAAGGTCCGAATCGTCCAAGATCTCAGCTAAGTTAGCATTGTGATCATAGACCTCAGCCTCTACTTCCATAGCCATCTCTTCTTCACCAACTAACTCAATGCCGGGCGGAAGATCTGGTAAATCCGTATTCGGTACTTGAACCTCGGTCATGGCTTGTTCAGCAGTCATGCCGGGACCGCCGGGTCCCATAGCCATGTCAACCATCTGTGGTGGTAATGCCATTAAAATGTTCCTTTGAATGTGCCGCCACGGGCTTTCATCATAACTCCGCCGTACTTCTTACCTTTGATTGTCTTGCCCGGTAATGTACCGCTGGTGTCAAACGTAACACCTGAAGACTTCTTTTTTGCCACTGGTCGCTTTGGTTTTGACTTCGGTAACACAGTTGGCGTTGTTTCTTTAGTTAGGTCTTCAAAAGCCAAAGGGTCACGCAACCTTTTTGGTTCAGCAATACCACGAAACTCTGGGTCACGGCGCTGTGCAATGCCGCGAAACTCTTTCTTCTGACGCGACTTCTTGTGACTTGTAATACGTTTTCTTGATGCCATTAGAACACCCCCTTAAATCTTTGTGGACGGGCAATGGGGCTAAAGCCCTTGACCATGCCACCGTTTGTTTTCTTAACAAGTTTAGATAGTGTCTTTGCTTGACTAGCATGCGCCTTCGATGCCTTTTCAAGTTTCTTGACTACCTTCTTAACTTTTGTTTTAGATTTTCCAGTTATCATCACAGCACTTCCCTAGCCATCGCGCCAATGCCAGATCTTACCATACCACCAGCCGCACGTCTAATGGGGCGTTGTGCTGTTTCCTTGGTTGCCGGGTCTCTTAAATTTACTATGCGAAGTGGTGTTGCGTAGTCAGTAGCTAGTTCATCCTTTTTCGCCTGTAAAGATCCTTTTTGATTGTCTGCACGTTCTACCGCAAGTCTGAGTTCCTCTTTTTTGTTGCTAATATCATTAACAACTCTCTGACTTTCCGAGTCGATCATATCTCCGTCTGTGCCCGTGCGAATGATACGTCTACGAATGCCGCTAGCATCAACTCTATATTCGTTGGGGTCGTTCTTTATCTCTTCCAACCGTGCTTCTAGCGCTTTTGTTTCTTTATCTAGCTGCGTTACCCTTGCTTCTGCTTGTTTTACCTGATCTTGAAGCGGTGCCAGTTGTTCAGCTACATCAGCGTCGTTTGGATCAATGCCCCGGACAGTGAACTCTGATTTGGTGGTGTTTCCGTTGCCAAAGACAATCGGGTTTGGATCTTGGCTGTTGTTGCGTAACTCAACTCTGCCGCCAGCATTTGAAAAACCTTTAAGCGACTTGTCTACAGCACTTCCGTAGTTTTTTTGAAAAGCCGGGTTCTCGGATCTGCCGGGTGCGGTAGATAGATATCTTGCGTCAGGGAATATAACACCGTCTAAACCAAGCTGTTCAGCCTGTTTGATAGCTGATCTAGTAGCAAACTCATAGAACTGTGAGTCAGCTTTTCCAGTGGCATACGGGGTTGGTGCCTGAAATCCTCTGTTGCCGCCTGTGTCTATCGCGTCTTTGGCTATCTTTTGTAGCTGCTGTAATACAGCGCCATCCGGTTCGGCTTCTATGGCGTTTTTATAATCTAGACTTGCTTGCAAAGCTTGACCAGCTATACCGTCTGCTTCAGTCTGAGTATCTGCTAATTTAGCTAAAACGTCGTTACGCTGACTGTTAGTAAACACTGCTGCCGCGTGTTCAACAACATTTTCTAAGCTGCTTTCAAACTGAAAGGCTTCATCAAAAATACTTTCGTGTCCTGTTCCCCCAACTACCTCGTCTTGTACTTGTTCAAACGCAGGAAGAAACTTATTTTTATAGAAGTCTTTGCCCAGCTTTTCCTTTAAGTGCTCCAAGGCTCTTTCTTCTAACTCCTTAAACTCATCGCTTTTAGGTTCGTAGAACCTTCTAGAAGCGACTTGTTGCTCTAGTCTTTGCTTCAACCCAGCGCTAACATCTTCGGGCAAACTCAGCACGGCATCAACAAACTCATCTGAGTCAAATATTATTTTTTGAGCCGCTGTGTCTAAAAATTCTCCCCCGCTGTCATTAACATATGCGCGTAATCTCGGTACAAACTGAGTGAAGTCACCATTGGTATCGTCAAAAGCCATTCTGACTGTGTCAAGAAGTGCGTCAATGCTGTCTTCAGACATGCTGCCGCCGCTACCAACTTGTGCGTCAACGGATGCAATCATTTGATCTCTTACTGCATCAAGATAATCGTCGCTTCTATCCCCACCTTGTTTATAGTCACGCATGTAGTTGTAAATTGCTGCACGAATGTCATCGTTTTGATCAAGGTCATTTATAAGATTCATGCCGTGTTTGTACACACTAGTGATTTCGTTATCCGTAGCTAACGTGTAAGTAGGTGTGGCCTTTAGTGTGGGGTCTTCCTTGAGCCGATCAGCCTCATCCTGATATTCTTTTATCTGCTTGGTCAGTGTTTCATTACGACCCAAAATTTCTGGCTTTATAGACTCCAGCTTCAGCATCTTCTCGTGCACTTCTTTTGTGTACGGTATCTTCACACGATTTGCTGAACTGTAAGCGATGAGTCTATCTTCTAGACTCTTAACGTAACCAGCGCCAACTTTTGAACCACTAGAAATGTTTGACACTGCATTTGACTGGATCTCGTTAACCCACAGATAACGTCTTCCGTTGTCATCATCCATGATTTGAAATCTTAAATGACCATAGTAGCCCGGATAGTTATCATAGTAGCCGTGGTTAACACCTCTGTCGTTTGGTTTAATTCTGCCGTATCCCGGCACATCTATCGTCGGCACTGAGTTACTGTAGACAATAACACCGCGCTCTTGTCCCAGCGCTCTGTCATCAGATCTATACTGTGCAGTGGTGTAAGGTAAATCATTACTAAACGGACCTTCAGTAACGTCGGGCGCTAAAGGACCAGTACCACCTTCCAAGAACAGACGTTCAACGGTCTGCGGCACACGAGATTGTACCAGTGTACGCATTTCGTCTATTGTGTACTTTTCGTCCGGGTTGGCAATCAGGATATTCTCTAGCTCCGAACCAGCTATCTCGCTTCTGCCGCCCGGTGTTTTGGTGTCATTATTGAAGTGAGCCAAATAGTCTTTTGCAGACAACTCACCGCTGGCAGAAAACTTTAGACCTTTCGGATCCAGAACTAGCTTTTCAAAGCTAGTAGCAATGGGTGAGTAATGCATCACCGTGCCACCAAACTGATCAGGCATAGAACCAATGGAAATTACATCCGTAGCGTGTAACCCCGGTGATTCATCTAGCGCACCAATACCCAACTGAACTGGTGGGTTTATGCCGTCGTTAAGTGGCTTAAAACCTGTAGACTGTGCCAAAGAAAGCGGCATCGGCGGGATAGCCTCATCACCTAAATCTACTCGTGCCGGTGCCTGTGGTGCGGCTAAGTCATCACCCTGCAACTGCTGTAAAAACGCAGCTTCATCGGCTTCATTGACTGTGTTTTCAAGTGTGATTGGGTCAAACTGGTTGTTATAAAGTGCGGCCTGTTCTGGTGTTAGTTGTTCTAGCTCTGTACCTCTACGACCAGCCATCTCGTTACTGACAGCATTAAACTGTCTCAGCAAGCGTCCTCTGACCGAATCCAACCCTTCATTTGATGTTACTTGTGGCAATAACATGTTGTCGGTAAAGAACTCATCATTTGTCAGATCAGGGAACAGGGCAGCTTCACGATATCGCGCTAGGACTTCGTCCTGCATACCCTCGACAATGTTCATGTCACCGTCAAGAAAAGCACCCTGCGTGAAAAAGTCCATGTTATCTGAAATTCTATCATGCGCGGCGATCAACTCGTCTTCAGACAACGCACCAAAACTACGGCGCTGGAAGTTCATCATAGCACCATCTACAAATGCTTCAGTTCCGATTATATCAGTTATGGTTCTAGGAACAGAGGACTCAGGTTCGCGGCTCAAGGCTTCACGCACTCTGCCATAGATTCTTTTGGCTGCTGGCGTTGCAGCTTCGACCACCTTTTCGCCAACCGCGCCGCCGACTGCACCAATACCCGTACCAATAGCAGCGGACTTGATTGTGCCCTCTACACCTTCGCCTTCACCAGCACCATATATCCCACCTTCGATTGCACCAAGTTTCGCTGCGCCTCGGATCCCGGTGCCTATACCTGCTCTCAGTAACCCGATACCAAGACCAACGCCCGTGGGTATCGCACCTGCGATCTCGGTCCCGTATGCTGCCACTGGATTTGTCTCGCGAAACTGTTCTATGTCCTCGCGAATATCTTTGACTTCTTGTTGGTAGGTTCTGTCGCTTGCTGCGGCTCTTGCCATAGCTTCTAGTTCGTCACCAAAACCAAAAGTCAGGCCCTGACCTGCTGCTCTAAGCAGATTGCCTGCATAACTTGTACGGGGTTGTTCAGCCATTAATAATATTCTCTAGCAGGTGGGGGTGCATCGTCTTCAAACTCTTCGCCGTCCAGACTAATAAAACCGCCTTGACGAAAACGCATCAAGGCCATAGTCATACTATCACAGAAGTCATCATGGTCGCCATTAGGAAATGATGCGATCTCTTCAATGACTTCGTCAGCGAATTTTTCACCAGCAGGATACCATACTTTGCCTGATTCAAAAATAGGAGACACAATATGCATGCGGGTTGTTTTGTCCATACCCCCGCCACCGCGCTTGCGACCCGGACTGAACGTGGCAACAGGCAAATTTATCATACGCATCTCATCAGCCAGCGGCTGACCCGACGCTTTCGCCTCTATCAGCATTAACTCTGGTTCCCAATACTCATATTCTTCCTGTGCTATTGCCTTGAGTTCAGGAAAATTCCACCGCCCCTTCTTCGCATCCATCAAAATCAAATGCTGCTCACCATTTGAATGCGGCTGAAACACGCCCCACGTTGTAATCGCAGAGTAGTCAGCCGTCTCTTTTTTGCTGTACGCAGTGTCATAAGACTGAATTATGTAGTCCAACTCAGGTATTGAGTCCTCTCCCCACTCCTTCCACCACTCCCGCTTGACCATAGCGGTCGCTTCGGACGTGGGATTTTGTTGCCACTGAGCATTCCATTTGCCCACGGAAAGCGAAGCTTTTACCTTCAGTAACTCTTCTTTTTGCCAAAATTCAGGCCATAATGGTTCCCCCGACGGCATTATTGCAGGAAATTCAACGACTTCCCACTGATCAGCCATCACATCTTTGCCCATCGCGGTCAGTAACCTGCCCGTAATATCCTTCTTTGACCACCGAGTTTGGACAATAATAATTGATCCACCCGGCTGCAAACGCTGCCGGGGGCCAGATGTGTACCACTCCCACGCATTATCATAGGCAGACGCAGACAAAGCGTCCTGTTCCGAGTGCGGGTCGTCGATAATCAGCAAATCAGCACCACGACCAGTCATTGCAGCACCCACCCCGGCTGCAAAATATTCCCCACCAGCGCTAGTCTCCCACCGACCTGCCGCTTGGCTATCCGGTTTTAAGTCTGTATTCGGGAAAATTTCGTGATAATGTGGGTCAGCAATCAGATCACGAACCTTTCTGCCGAATCTTACAGCAAGTTCCGTGTTCATAGTAGCCTGAATAATTTTTAATTTTGGATTTCTACCTAAGAACCAAGACGGCATAAGATAGGATGCAAATTCAGATTTAGAATGACGGGGGGGCATGTTTACAATCAAACGCTTCAAGTTACCCGCCGCGATCTCTTCTAGCTTTTCCGCTATGATTCTATGGTGGGTCCCCTCTATAAAGCCGTCATACACATGCTTTACATACGACATAAAATTATCTTGGGCCTTGGACCTTGTTTCTAGGCGCTGTTGGTGCTCTTCCAGTAACAGGATTTCCTTTAGGACTTCCTCTGGCAGCAGGTCTAGGTTTTGCATGTCTGTCATGCCCAAACGATAATATCAGTGAATGAATTTATCAACCCTGCAAATTGTGCACAATCGTTCGCAGCTTGTATACAATATAGGGGGGTGGGGGTCTGCCACAGTCAAAGTTGATTGTCAATCAAAATCAGTAACCCCATTGTTGCCAATATAGCAAAACACTTTTGCGAATTATTGGGGTAATGCTGCGTTGCTATCCGTCGTACAATCTTATCAAGAACCAACTGTGTCTGAAGGGAGAAATGGACAATGGCTAAATACTCAGCGACTCAAGACTACACGCACATCGCCGCGTCATACGGCGGCGGTGGCGTCATCACTTACCCAGACAGCGACACGCTGGCTGTGCTAGCGAAGCGCATAACAATGGCGCACACTCTACCCAGCATGGACAAGCGGCGGCTGCACGAGCCTATCTATGTCCGCAGAGGCAAGCGCACAATTGGCATGTATCATCTGATCGATGGTAAGCTGAAGCTCCAACGCAAGATGAATCAATAGGATGAAGGCGGCGCAAGCCGCCTTCTCTTTCCGCCAAGCGCGGCGCGGCGGCGGTCGGGCGCAGGTCGCAGAACGCAGATCGATTATTGCATTTTTAACAAAAGACATTTGCCAAACTAGCTATTGTATTAATCCATTGTAAAGACTACCTTGGATACATGGGATTTACCCATACATGTTAACAGTCAAAAGAAAGGGATAGCTCTATGACTGATATCAACATCACAATCACCGTCGCCGCAGACGGTAAACCTACAGTGAAGGTAGGCAACGCGCCTGTGACTGTAGCCAACACCCGGACGCACAAGCGCGGTCCGATGTTCGACGTAATCAAGCGTGACGTTTTAGCTACGCTGAAACAGCGTCGTCATACAAAGACGACGTGCAAATACCTGAAACGTGAGTTAGGAATAACCACCAGTCAGGTTTATAACGCGGTATACCAGCTACGCGCTGACGGCTTCGCTATCGACAGCCGAAATGGCAGCGGGTCGTTTGGGTATCGTTTGGTCGGGTAATATCCCGCCCGACTCGGCGGCTGTGGTGTTCTCCCTACCACAGCCGCCTTTTTTTTACACAGAACGCGGCGCGGCGGCGGTCGGGCGCAGGTCGCAGATTGTTATTGTTTTATATATTTATTTATGGGATAATCTTATATAACCATTGGAAGGGATATCAAATGGAACAAGTAAAACTAGATTTTCCGATGCTGTCGAAGCCGTCAAAAATGCCCGGCTATTCGATCAACCGCGACGCTAGGCTGTGTCATACTGGGTCGAAGCTTCGCAAGGTCAAGGGCAGCACATGCGAGAATTGCTACGCATGCAAAGGCCGCTATAACATGCCAAACGTGATCGACGCGATGGCGCGGCGCGAAGTGTTTTTCAATGCGTTGGATTTTGTCCCGCGCATGGTCGCGCTATTGCACAGCAAGCGGGTGGCAAAGCATCCAGAATTTAGATGGTTTGACAGCGGCGACGTTGACAGCGTCCCGATGGGTCTAAACATTCTAGACGTTTGTGATGCGACGCCGCATCTACAACACTGGATACCAAGCCGCGAATATGGCATCTGGGCAAAAGTGTTAAAGCTTCGCAAGCTTCCCGACAATGTCACGTTGCGTATGTCCGCAACAATGATAGACGGCATACCCGCCGGATCATGGGAAAACACTAGCACGGTAAATAGCAAGGCGATGGCAGGTCATATCGGGCACCGATGCCCCGCGCCGCAGCAGGGCAACAAATGCGCCGATTGCCGCGCATGCTGGGATCGCACAATTGAAAACGTCGCATATATCGAACACTAGGACAGCAAGCCTAGCTGGTTTACCAGCTAGGCTTTTGCTATGTCACGCCGCCGACTCGCCGTCCGCAGGTTGCAGGTCGCAGATCCACCGTGCAAGGGCGCAGGTGCGAAGCGCAGAAGGCGCAGATCGCAGGTCACCGCACCATGAGGCCGCAGATCGCAGGTCGTCGATCCTTGAACCTTGCAACTTGGCTGCTAAACTACCGTCAAATAAAAATATATCACTCGTCGAGGGGCAGTGTAGCAGGAAAAAACTTACGCCATTACAGCGCGTATGCCCTAAATGCCAAGCAATCTGGGACTTTGATACAGATACCTTCCCATTTTTAATTATTTTTAATTCACACCATATCGGCACACCATCCATGCACAGATATACGTCTGGCATACCTTCACCAGCCCTATTCTCTATTCGCTGGAAGTGGGTCTTTTTCGGTAAATTCTGCTTCAATGAGTTCCACAGACTGCGTTCTGTCTTTGGCATCTTCAACCCTTTTCATCTCAGGTTCGGGGAATGCGGCTGGATATTGTTTTCTAATAGCGGCGAGTCTGGCAACAATATCATCACGCGACATGTTGTCGAGTTGATGCACATGCGTCGACTCTCGCCTGTCGATGGTCAAACCACCCAGACTGGATCTAATCTTTTCAGCATTGATGGCAGCACTGAATTGTCCAGCCTCTTCAGCAGATATAGACAATTCTTCAAATCGTTTGAGTTGATTGATCAAGGTCACGCCATATCTGCGTTCTCTGGCTTGCCGCATGTCTTTGATCAGTTCGGGTACTTCAGGGAACGACTTACCATCAAGCAACTTGGCGGCATGTTGTGCGGCACTACCTTCAGCATAGCCAGCTTTTCTAGCACACTCAGCATTGGAATATTTGCCCTCGACATAATACTTGGCAAATTCACGCTGTCTGTTGGTAAGCCCAGCAGGTCTACCAGCTTTTCCTATAGTGTTTTCTGTGGGTTTATCCTTTTTATTTTCCAAAATCCATCCTCGTACAGACTCCAAAGTGTTACAGTGATACAGAAGTGGTACAGCTACAACCGTTGCTCAGTAAGGGTTGTATCACTTGTACCGTTTGTATCACTATTTTCAGAAAAAAATAAATTAAATCGTTTACCCGTAGAAAACATTATATGTCCTGTTATTTTTATGTTTGACCACATGGGATATTATGCTAGGATCTTACTAAATCAGGTGTTAATTGTAAAGCACCAAGGTTCAAGGTTCAAGGTAGAAGGGGTTCTTACCATGAAACATAAACTAGTTACAGTGGGTTTAGCCAGACCCAAACTACGTCATCGTGTGTTGCACATTACGATCAACAATCGTGCGTGGTTGAAACAGGCTATGTCAAAACCAATGACAGTGAAGGGATCAAAGTGATGTCAGGGGTAAAATATATAACTGTTCGGGAGCGTGACACTGGCCTTGAGTATATATGGTCTATGGCAGAGGTTCTTGAAGAAATCAATCGTGACAGATCGGAAGACTGGACGCCATACGATGAGACAGATTGGCGTGAGGGTTTAAGTGAATTTACCGAATTCGATCTAATTTATGTAAAAGGAGAAAACCAATGCAAGCATATTTCATAAATCCATTTAGTCAGAACGTCACGACAGTTGACTATGACGGCAATTACGAAAGCATTGGTCGCATGATCGATGCCAGCCGTGGTTATTTCGATGTCGTGCGTCTGGATCAAAATCAAGATGCGGCCTTTGTTGATGATGAAGGTTTGTATGTTGAGAACCAGCGTTTTTGGATTCACCGCAATTATCCCCAGCCGCTAGCTGGCAAGGCACTTATATTGGGCTGCAACGATGAGGGTGATTCTACTGAACCAAAGACCAGCTTTGAAGAGTTGGTCGGTGATATCCGGTTCATTGGTGATCGGTTTGAGTTGGCCTTGTTGCACAAGTTTGTCGGGCAGATCGATGACTACCGCCCACACTTTTTCACTGGCATGAAGGAGATTGCGTGATGAACTATTTAAAAGACATGACCAATGAAAACCTAAAAGAATGTCTTTTGTGTGACATGGAAGGTTTACGCGAGGGTGGATGGATTCCTGATGATGATAGCATTGACGCTACGGTTTCAGTGATCGAAGAAGTGTTCAGACGCATTGACGTTTATTCTAACAAGAGGAAGCCGCATGACCTTCATGCGTTGTCCAACAAGTTAATCACAAATGCTTTGAAGCGAGGGGACGAATAATGGGACTGGATATGTATTTGCGCGGCGACAAGTTTAAGCGCACCGAATTGAAGCGTGATGAGTCGGGCGAACTGGAGCGCACTGAAGATGGGGATATCACCCCCATCAATGTGCCGATGGTTGATGGCTTTGAGCGCACGTCAGAAACTTTGCGGATGGGTTATTGGCGCAAACATGCGCCATTGCATAAACTCATTGTCGATACGTTTGCGGACGGTGTTGATGAGTGTCAGGTCATAGACCTGAGTGCCGATGACTGCCGTAAGATAGCACAGATGCTACGGGACAGGGAGTTTCCCAACTTCCATGAGTGCGATGGGTTTTTCTTTGGCAAAGGTGACTGGTGGCTTGAATGCGTTGACTCTGCTGATGAAGATGCTGAAGTGTTTGAACGTGCGGCTGAATGGTCGGAGTCCGACAGTCAAAACGATGCCTACTGGCATTCGGTTGAGTATCAGGCAAGTTGGTGAGGAGTGATGATGATAACGGAAGATAGAAAGGATTGGGGATGAGTAAGGCAACGAAATATGATGAGGTTCAATGGCAGATTGGGTATGAGTATTCAAACCCACCAATGCCCCACTTCATAGGCAACAGCGATACAGTAGATTTAGATCGCTGGGATGATGAGATGGAAGAACATGAGCCAGACACAGAATGCATGGCTATCGTGTTTGATGAGGCACTTGTCGAACCCATTAAAAAAATCTTGTACAACAAAGTCGAAAAAATGCGCGACGTGTACATGTGTGATGAGGTTGATGTGTTTGCATACGAGGTTCGGAGAGAACTGCCGAAAGAACACAGGAAGGACTAAAAATGATAACGCTTGAATTAACATCAGTTGACCACCTGACAGGTCGTGACGCTGATCCAATATTTTTGGTTGGTGACAGGTTTACTGTCACCACCCGCAACATGCAATGGGGTGAGGTCGAGCGTGAGGTAACCGTCATCAATGACGGCCTGTGTCGGCATGATGGATACTTTGTTGCAGAGTCGTATGGCTATTTGAAAGACGTGATCCAGAACAAGTTGATCACACGCGGTGCATTTATAGCAAGGTCGAGGTGAAGATAATGCCAGCACAACGCGCCAAAGGTACAAGGTACGAGAAGTATCACACGAAACTAGACCAAAGAACGTGGGCTAGTATAAATCGGCATGACGATAAGGAACGTCAGCGCGACAAAGAGGCATGGGCGGCGCACACTGCTGCCCTGCCGGATGATTGTTTCGCCGATGATGTGCGGGACAATGACTGTAGTGTCTATTATAGTAAAAGCTGCATGGAAGGAAGGAGACTTGATAATGACTAAACCAAAGAATTTTGAAAACATGACGATGGAAGAGCGTCAAGAATATTGGGCAAAGCAACGCGAGCAGGAAGCAATGGTGCGTGAAGCACTGCTGTTTCAGATCCGCGAAAAGTATCCATCGATGGTCGAGAACGTGGAAGCACTGGTCAATGTTGCCAACAGTATCGGCGATGATCTTCAGTGGCATGGCGTTGAGGGTGTTACCTGCGCTGACATGCACAAGCTGATTGACACGGCTAATGCTGTTCGCCGCTTGTTTCATCTCGACATTGAGGAGCATGGGTGATGAGTAAGTATCTGCTGATCATGGTCACTATGACCAGTTTCAATGGTGGTACGGTCAATGTGATCAGTACACACGACACAATAAGTGAGTGCCATGTGGCACTCACCCAACACGGGTTCACAGACTCACAGATGCAAAACACTTTCTGCCTTATCACGGAAGAAGGTGTGGATTGGAAACTTAAATGAGTGTGCCTAGTTGGGAACAATTGATTGCGGATCTGCGGATACTGCCTGTGGATCGCGAATATGATACGCTAGGACGTATCAAAACCAAAAAGCGTTTGCGTAGTAATGTTAATTTTAAGAAGGAGTTAGCTTATGGGCAAAGTCAAGAGCATGATGATGGACATGGAAAATAAGTTCATCGAAAAGATTGACTCTATTATTGGCGAGTGCGAGACATGGCATGAGTTTACCAGCCGTATGGAAAGCCACATGCACTTGGTGGATCACAACCCGTTGGATGAGACAATGGACGTGCTGGCTGAGTCGTGGTCACTGTATTGGGAGAAGCACCAATGATTATTAAACTGGAAGACATGGTCGATACAGCATACGGCGTTGCAAAAGTGATTGGCATAGAGGAAGTGCGGCGCGGTGAAAAGTATGGTCACGATTGTTTGGAAGCCAACATAGGTTCAAGGGGCGATGACCGCAGGTTCAAGTATGTATTTGATCTGAACAATGGTCACTGGTGCCGTGGAACACAGATAAAGGGTAAGGTCGATGAAGGATAATAATCTAGTGTATGTGGCAGAAGAACGGCGCAGGCTGATGCGTGAGTTCGGCGACATGATATTTGATGGCGCAGATCAGGCGGACATTGATGTTAAGTACAAAGAGTATGCGGCGATGAGACAACTAGATAATGATGGAGTAAAGTATGTCCCGTTGTTCTGAAACGAGTAAAGCAGCGCACATAATTAATGATGCGATGGAAGCGTTTGCAGAAAAGAAGCTGGATCCTGACATGGTTTCTTTCCTGCTGATGTGCACGGCCTTGTCAATGGTGTTGCGTAATAACCCGCGCTCGCCTTGTGCAGTAACGCAGATGATCGCGTCTGCGATGGAGTCGGCTGTTGTGTCTGTGTTAGATAATGATGAAGAGGAAACCAAACATTGATTATACAAGGTGATGGAAGCTGGGAAAAGCTGATGGATTACGGCAGATGTCCAAGGTGCAAGGGCACAGTAAACCAGATCGCAAAGCCACATGCGAAGCGCGAGTGCGTGTCGTGTGGCCTGACGATAATTGACAACAGCGCACAGTCCTATAAAATAATGGATGATAAACCACAACAGGGGTCTGATATGTACGAGACTAGGCTGGAAGCCACTGAAGACATGATAGCAGCGGATACTAGAAGTCCGATGTCTTGGTCTGATGCTGTGTCTACAATCGAAAGAGTTCTGGAAGAGTATCTAAACGATCCAGAACCAGTCCACCACACGTTAGAGTCAGAGGTACGGGAAGCATGGAACAGGATACTGCGGGGCTAGGTCGTATAATAAGGGTACTTGACGAAGAGTACACACAGTTGCAAGCTGCGGGGCTATATCGGGAAGCCGACAGGGTTTTCAAACGTAAACAAACATATGTTGATATGAGGAACGAAGCTAATGACAGACAACGTAGTGTATTTGGAACAGCCAAACAAAATTGAAGTTGTACTGGATCCAGTACCTGTTGTATGCGAGTACGCATCGAAGATATACAAAGATGTCGTCATCTTGGGAGAAGCCGAAGACGGATCTATCAAGATGATGACCACACAAGAAGATGTGGCAGATATATTATTTTATTTAGAGTCAGCTAAGTTTTCACTTCTGGGTGTTGGGCTGCAAGAACCAGAAGACTAGCACACTATGAAGGGGCGCAGATGGAATTTAACTACAAAACAAAACCGTATCAACACCAGCATGAAGCTTTGTTGAGAAGCTACGATAAGGTTAACTACGGTTACTTTATGGAGATGGGCTGTGGTAAATCGAAGGTACTCATCGACAACATGGTCTGGCTGTACGAACAGGGCAAGATCGACACCGCCATCGTTGTCGCGCCCAAGGGTGTGTACAGAAACTGGCAGGTATCAGAAATACCGACTCACCTACCAACGGACGTTGAACACGAGGTTTATGTTTGGACTCCGTCTCCAAACAAGACCCAAGCTGAACGCCTCAAGGCTGGGGTTGAAGAGCGTGATAAGCTCCGCATCCTGCTGGTTAATGTTGAAGGATTTGCAACGCCGAAGGTCAGCAAATTTGTGGGTATGTTCATTCGCGGCGCGTCGTTCCTACTTGCGGTCGATGAATCAACAACTATTAAGAACCCCAAAGCCAAGCGGACTAAGGCTCTGGTTAGCCTTGGTCAAGAGGCATCGTATCGGCGTATACTTACAGGGTCGCCCGTTACGAAATCGCCGATGGATTTATACTCGCAATGTGCCTTCATGTCCAAACGACTACTGGGCTTTGAGTCCTACTACGCATTCCAAGGACGTTTTGCAATCACAAGAACACAGCGGATGGGCGGTCACAGTTTTCAGCAAATCGTGGGATACAGAAATCTGGAAGAGCTTGCTACCAAGCTGGATACATTCTCGTATCGTGTAACAAAAGATCAGGCACTGGATCTGCCAGACAAGATATACACAACCCGCGATGTGTCGCTGACCAAAGAGCAACACGACTATTACATATCCTTGAAAAATGCGGCTATCGCTTTGCTGGATGATGGTGAACTGGTAACAGCACCGTCTGTAATGACACAGATGCTGCGTCTACAGCAGGTGCTGTGCGGACACGTTATGTCGGACGACGGAGAACTGATAGAGTTCCCAACTAAACGAATCGATGCGCTGATGGACACGATAGATGAGATGTCTGGCAAAATAATTATCTGGTCAAGGTTCCGGTACGACATCAAGAACATAGCCGCCAAGATAGCCAAGGTTCACGGTTCAAGTTCCGTGGTCACATACTTCGGAGATACTTCGGACGATGACAGACAAACGGCAGTTCGCAGGTTCCAGTTTGAAGATGCGAGGTTCTTTGTGGCAAACCCTCAGACCGCAGGCTATGGCCTGACGCTGACTGCTGCAACCAACGTGATCTATTACGCTAATGATTTTAACCTAGAAACACGGGTGCAGTCGGAAGATAGAGCGCACCGTATTGGTCAGGACAAGGCAGTGACATATGTAGATTTGGTAAGTCGGTCTACTATTGATGAGTATATAGTCAAGTCTCTTCGCAAGAAGATTGATCTGTCGGCGAAAACTCTTGGGGAAGAAGCTCGTCGGTGGTTAGAGCTAGCACCCCGCCGAAGTGACGGTTAGCGACACGTTGTAGGTCTGGATTTTTGGAGAATTGATGAGGGTAAAGATGACATTCGTTTGTAATTCGATCAACGTACAAGAGACGAACTCCAAGTTTCTGCTGACCTTGTTTGAGAGTGCGGCTTATAACGGACCCGTCTTTCCGCCGACTTACAGTCTTCACATCGAAGAGATGGATTTCGCCTTTCGGAGTCAAGGCTATAAGATCCACTGGTCCCTGTTCGATAAAGGGAGAGTAGACGTAACAGCCGCGACCGATTAGCCAAGCGGCTGCGATGAGTTCAGATTGTTTACCATATGCGATGCGATGATCTGGTTTCATTTGGTACTTGACTATCTTTTTAGTTATCAGATAAGGTAAGACTAGCAGATAAGAAATTAGGAGACAATAGGTGGATACAGATAAGTGGAAATCAGTTGCAGTTTCAATTGACATATACAAATTATTGAAGGCAATGGCAGAGAAGAGCGACAGAAGTGTAAGCAAGCAGGTCGCGCACATTGTCAAGAAAGAATACGAAGCGGGTAAAAAAATATCCGCTTGACACGGTGATCGCACTCTATAAGATCACCACCCACAGCCGAAGGGCTTAAACTTTAACAGAAGGAGAAGGAAGATGGCTGATTGGTTCCAGCTACTAGACGAGGAAGTCGATGCCGATAAGTTCGACAATGTAGATACGAAAGGCGCGTCGCGTCTTTCAACTCTAATTCGTGAGTCTATCAAGGCTGACGAAGATATCGCTGCCGCAGAGCAGTATCTAAAAGATCTCAAGTACAAGAAGCGTAAGATCAACGAAGAAGATATCCCTGCCCTGATGCAAGAGATGGGTGTGGATAGTCTTGAAGTTGATGGCAACAAGATAAAGCTCCGTCAGTTTGTACACGCCCGTATTACGGACGACAAACGCGATGAAGCTTTTGCTTGGTTACGTTCTATTGGCGAAGGGGACATCATTAAGAATGATGTAACTGTGTCATTTAATACCGGACAAGACAATGTGGTGGGGGCAGTCGTAGACGATTTGCGAACACAGGGTCTTGATCCAGTACAGAAGACTCACGTCCATCCACAGACGTTAAAGGCGTGGGTAAAAAACCGGATAGAGTCGGGAAACGATATCGACTTTGAAACATTCGGTGTGTTTGTAGGAACTGAAGCGAAGATAACTAGGAGCTAGAAAGAAGATGGCTGAAACAGCAGTAGCAGAAAAAAAGTCCACGGCTGTGGCAAATATAATTGACGATCTGTACGCGAGTGCAGGTGAAGGTCTGGAGAATGTAACCGCAGAAGATATGCAGATTCCTTTTCTGCGTATCCTGCAACCTCTGTCACCGCAGTTGAACAAGCAGGACTCAAAGCACATCAAAGGTGCTTCGGGTGGTGACCTGTTTAATACTGTGACTGGTGACTTTTGGGATTCGGAGGAAGGCGTGAACGTAATCCCGTGCGCCTACACCATGAAGTATCTGGAGTTCCAGCTACGCGAAAATGGTGGTGGGTTTATGGGTGAACTGGATCCAAATAGCCCTGACATCCGTAGCACGGAACGTGTCGGTGCTAACGAAATGTTACCATCTGGTAACGAACTCGTGAGGTCGGCGCAGTTCTTGGTGCTGGCATTCGGTGAAGGCGGTGTACCGCACCAGATGATATGCGATATGAAGAAGACTCAGATGAAGATCGCCAAGCAGTGGAATACCCGCCGCGCTGGCATGAAGATCATGCATCCAGAAAAGGGTTTGTTCACACCACCTATGTGGGCCACTGTGTGGAAGCTGACCTCTGTGCAGGAGAGTAACGACAAAGGTTCGTGGTTCAACTACCAGATAGCGCAGGGCGATATCCAGAAGGTAGATCCTGCTATCGTAACCCAAGCCCGTGACTTGTATAACCAGTTTAAGAAGGGCGAGATCAAGACAGCCGCAGGCACGGCTGATGAAATGAACCAGTCTACTTCGGACATTGGAGACGATGTACCGTTTTAATTCGCGGACGTTATGAGCGCAGTCAGGGGATGCGTTAAGGTTGATTAGTTCCGCGATGGTGGCTAACAACACCGATTAAGCTAATCAACCACCCCTGCATAACCAACATGGGGCAGACCAATGAACATAGATGAACAGTTCATGGCTGCGTTTGAAGGCTTCGGCGCGGCACATGGACAGACACAAATATCTGATGAACGACGGGCTGGCAAACAGAAAGCCAAGTCGTACATCGTAAGGAAGCCACTAACATTAGATTTGATTCGGGCACACCTACAGGGGTTGAATGGTGTTGGATCTATTCCTATCAACGAACACAACAAGTGCAAGTTTGGCGCTCTTGATATTGACCAGTATCCTCTTGATCTGGTGGCAATAGACAAGAAGCTGCGGGGTATGGAAGTACCCTGCGTTGTATGTAGGAGTAAGTCCGGCGGTGCCCATATATTCTTTTTCTTTAGTGATTGGATTAGCGCAGGAGAGTTGCGTGACAAAGCGTCAGAGATTGCTGCCTATCTTGGATACGGTGGCTGTGAGATATTCCCAAAGCAAGAACAGATTCTTGTCGAGCGTGGCGATGTTGGTAACTTTATTAACCTTCCGTACTTTGATGCGGAACAGACTCTCCGCTACGCGATTGACGAAGATGGCGAACCCGCATCGTTAGAAAGATTCCTTGAACTTGTCAGTGCCAGATCTGTAAACCCAAATGTTTTTGTTGGTTTGACGTTTGGTGAACAGGTTGATGAGTTTGCGGAGTGGTCCCCCTGCCTGAACTGCATGTTCGGGCAGGGGATACCTGAAGGTACGCGCAACACAGTTATGTTTGCGGCGGCAGTAGCATGTAAAAAAGAAAAGCCAGAAAGCTGGAAGCAGCGTCTGGAAGAAATCAACATGAAGTACTGCACCCCACCCTTGCCAGCTACAGAGATCGTGACGATTCAGCAGCAGCATGAAAAGAAAGAGTACGGCTTTCCGTGTGATCAAGAGCCACTGAAGTCGTTCTGCAACAAGAGTCTATGCAAGACAAAGAAGTATGGTATCGGGTCCAGCGTCACTAGCGTTGAGGTCACGGGTCTATGCGTCGTTAAGTCTGAGCCACCTGTGTGGTTCTGTGACGTAGGCGGGAAGCGTGTCGAGCTAACAACAGACGATCTACAAACACCACAGCGTTTTCAAAAGGCATGCATGGAACAAATACATATCATGCCACCAATGATGAAAATCGCTGACTGGCAAGTCATTGTGTCGGCAATGATGGAAGATATGAGTGAGATAGAAGTGCCGGAAGAACTGACATACAAGGGTCAGTTCATGGATCTGCTTGAAGCGTTCTGTGACGGCAGAGTACAAGCACAGTCCGCTGAAGAGCTAGCACTGGGCAAGCCGTTCACTGATGACGAAGAGGGCAAAACATTCTTCAAACTTGAAGCATTGATTAAGTATCTACGAAACAACAAGTTTGATAGCTACAGTCGTGGTCAGATACAGGAACGCCTGAAAGAATTAAATATTGATGGTACAGCCAATGGACAGAAAAGATTCAACACAAGCAGGGGAGACACTAAGCCTATGCGCGTGTGGTGGGTGCCATCATTCAGTACCGAGGTTCAAGTACCAAGGATCGATGTCGGGGAAAACGAGGTGCCATTCTAATGGAAACTACAATCTTCGGACCACCCGGCACGGGTAAGACAACCAGACTTATATCAATCGTGGAAGACGAACTGTCTCGCGGCACACCACCAGACAGGATTGCATTCGTTTCGTTTAGCCGGAAGGCCGCAGAAGAAGCGCGTAACCGTGCGGCAGAAAAGCTGAACATGGATGCAGAACAGATGGTGTGGTTTCGCACACTACACTCACTGGCCTTTAATTCGCTGGGACTGAATAGTCAGAAGGTGTTGAAGGATGCAGACTACACAAAGATAGGAAAGTATCTAGGGCTGGAGTTTTCTTCCAATTCGTCTGTAAAAATGTCTGACGGCATATTGTTTACACCGGGGCGTAGCGGTGATGCCTACTTGTCATTAGTTCAAATGGCGCGTGTCACAGGCAGAACATTAGAACAGCAGTTTTCTGTTACAGCAGACCGCAGGTTGCATTACCAGCAATTGAAGTTGGTGGATCAGGTATTGCGTGACTACAAAAAAGAAACAGGCAAGCTAGATTTTGTTGACATGATCGATGAGTTTGTAGCCGAGGGCCAAGGTCCGACGTTAGATGTCTTGATTGTAGACGAAGCACAGGACCTTGTACCTATGCAGTGGCGCATGGTTCACGATGTCCTAAAGAAAAAGGCCAAGCGTATTTATTACGCAGGCGATGATGATCAGTGCATTTATTCTTGGATGGGTGTGGACGTGGGAGACTTCTTGCAGTCGTCAGAAAATAAAATAGTATTGGATAAGTCATACAGGCTTCCCACGGCAGTGTATGACTTAGCAGATTCTCTTGTAAAACAAATAGATATACGACAGAAAAAAGTGTGGTCACCGACCGATAAAACCGGGACAGTTGTCTGGCATCGTGATATCCTAGATGTGGACATTACAACTGGTGAGTGGCTAATCCTTGCTCGTACAAACTTTATCGCCAACAGAATCGCAAATGACCTTAGAGAACAAGGGTTCCTGTATTGGCGCGAAGGATCCGGTTGGTCCATTTCCCCCAATGTGTTAACTGGTATTGAGGTATGGCTTAGACTATGCAAGAACAATCATTTGTCCGCAGCGGAACTGAAGAGTTTATCAACCCAATTAAATTCAACTGTTATCACAAAAGCTGGCAGAAAAAAACTTGCAACCCTAGACCCCGAAGTAACCTACACGCTAACAGATATAAAGAACCTGTGCGAACTGAGTGCGACATCACAGATGCCGTGGCACGAAGTGTTGAAAGTGTCGGACAAGGAGCGGATCTACATTACTTCTGTACGGCGGATGGGCGAGTCTATCTTATCGGGCAAGCCGAGGATTCGGATATCGACGATTCACAAAGCCAAAGGTGGCGAGGCGGATAACGTCGCCCTACTTCTAGATTCATCACGAGCATGCGCTGAAAGCACCGATCAGGCGTCTGAGATACGGACGTTCTACGTCGGGCTTACTCGTGCCAAAAAAGCGCTACATATAGTCGAGTCACAATCACAGTATGGGTTTCAGTTATGAAAAGATCAGAAGTATTAGATACAGCTAAAGGTTACGTCACGCAGGATCGTGCGGCACAGCACGGTGACATGGAAGACAACTTTAAAAACATTGAAACCGTGTGGTATTGGTGGGATAGCATCAAGCCTGACGATCTTCCGGTTGGTGCGGACTGTGCCGTAAAAATGACATTGTTGAAGATAGCTCGTATAGCATCGAACCCATATCATGCGGACAACTGGGTAGATGCTTGTGGATATTTAGCGTGTGGGGGTGAGGTGTCAACTGATGAAAGCTGATCTGTTTGACTTTGAGGATACATGGGTTCCGCCATCGTCGTTCCCTGATCTAACTAACTGTGACCGCATAGCAATTGATTTGGAAACATGTGATCCAAACCTGACACGGCTCGGTCCCGGCTGGTGCCGTGATGACGGGTACGTTATAGGCTACGCTGTGGCGGCTGGTGACTTTGTGGGCTACTTCCCTGTACGCCACAAGTCGGGCAACCTGCCTGAGAAGCTGGTAGTAAACTGGCTGAAGAAGCAGTTAGCTACACCCAAAATTGAGAAGGTCATGCACAACTCTATGTATGACTTGGGCTGGCTACGTTGGGCAGGGATAGAGGTCCAAGGTCCGGTAATCGACACCATGATAGCCGCGCCGCTGCTGAACGAGAACCGCCTGTTCTACAACCTGAACTCTTTGTCTAAAGAATATCTGGGTGAAACAAAAAACGAAAAGATGCTACGCGCTGCGGCGGAAATGTATGGTGTAGATGCTAAGAGCGGCATGTGGCAGCTAGACTCCAGCTTTGTAGGCAGGTACGCGGAGCAGGACGCTGCTGTAACCCTGCGCCTGTGGGACAGGTTGCGTATCGACATTGTGGCAGAAGAGTGTTCATCCATCTTCAAGCTTGAGTCGTCGCTGTTACCTGTGCTGCTAGACATAAAGCAGCGCGGTGTTCGGGTAGACACAGATAAAGCGGAGCAAGTCAAAAAGGAATTGCTGTCAAGAGAGAAGACACTACTTAAAGAAATAAAGGAAGAGACCGGAGTCACCGTCGAGCCGTGGGTGGCTACATCTGTGGCAAAGGCGTTTGATGCCCTTGGGCTTAAATATCATAGGACAGAAAAGACTGACGCCCCCGCCTTTACAAAACAGTTTTTGGCGAATCACGAGCATCCAATAGCTAAAAAGATTGTACGTCTTCGTGAGTTTAACAAAGCTAACACCACGTTTGTGGAGACTATTCTTGAGCATTCGCATAATGGTCGCATACATTGTGATTTTAACCCTCTTCGTTCAGATGAAGGGGGCACAGTTACAGGACGATTTTCTTCGTCCAACCCCAACCTTCAACAGATCCCGGCGCGTGACCCGGAAATAAAAGCAATGATTCGTGGTCTATTTATACCAGAAGAAGGTCACAAGTGGGGAAGTTTTGACTACGCATCACAAGAACCGCGCTGGCTGGCACACTACTGTGCACAGATCAAAGGTGCAAACAGATCACCAGAGATAGACGAAGTCGTTGAAATGTACAAGTCCGGTAATGCTGACTTCCACCAGATGGTGGCAGACATGGCAGGCATTAGCCGCAAGGAAGCAAAGACAGTTAACCTTGGTATCATGTACGGCATGGGGCGTAAGAAACTGGCTGGTGTGTTAGACGTAACTGAAGATGAGGCCAAGAGTCTGCTGAATAAGTATCACGAGCATGTGCCGTTTGTGAAAGGCATTGCCGACATGACAATGAATCACGCTGGGGACAAGGGCAGCATCCGTACAATACTGGGGCGTAAGTGTCGATTTGACAGGTGGGAGCCAAGGTCGTTTGGTTTCCACAAAGCACTACCACTAGAAGAAGCCGTCGAAGTATACGGCGGTAGGGGCATGATCAAACGTGCGTTTACATACAAGGCGCTGAACAAACTAATCCAAGGTTCAAGTGCCGACCAAACAAAGAAGGCGATGGTAGATTGTTACAACGAAGGACTGTGTCCTATACTTACAGTGCATGATGAGTTATGCTTTAACATTGAATCCAAAGAACAGGCGGACAAAGTTGTAGAAATTATGACAACGTGCATACCTGACCTAAATGTGCCCTTTGAAGTTGACACAGCTATTGTAGACAACTGGGGGCAGGTAGAATGAATTGTTGGCATTGTAAAACTGAGCTTATCTGGGGCGGTGACCACGATCTTGAAGAAGAGGATGAGTATTACTCAATGGTCACAAATCTTCACTGCCCAACCTGTGAGTCACATGTAGAGGTGTACTACCCAAAGGAAAAAGAAAATGTTTGAAGCGATGGTGTTAGTCTGCATGATGGGCAATCTGCAAGATTGTTTTGTGGCTGATGATACACGCGGCCCATACAAGACTATAAATCAGTGTATTGATAGAACCACTGAGATGGCAGCGCAGCTAGTTACGATAAATGAAGATCATGTGGTTATGGGTGTGCGCTGCGATCCGGCTAAACCACCCGAAGGTTTAGAAACCTGACAGGTTTCACCCTGACAACAGTCATCAATCACAGCCTTACAGTAGTGACACTGTCCGTGTCCGTGCACTTGAACCACTTTTAGGGGTGATTGACAGCGCGGACAGCGATTCTCAGGGACTTGAGGGTGTAATGATACGGTCATTGTAAATTAGCTCGACGAGAATCGATGTTTTTATTTAACAATTTCAGTGATTTATTACTAAGGAAAACAAGCGTTTTATTTCCCTAGTTGTCTTGTGACAGGTCGCGAATCCGTTTGACCAGCCTTTTAGCCCGGTTCGGAACCTGATCATGCCACCTAGAATCGACCATTTCGTCAGCCATTCTGTGCCAATCCCGTGCGTCACACCCAGCTTTCATGCCTTTGAACTTGGACAGACGTGGGTAGCCGAGGTTGAAGCACATGTTGGCGATGACCAACTGAGCTTCTTCTGGTAGATCGTCGAAGTCGTCGTACAGTCTGTGGCAATCTTCGATGGTGACAAGGATGTCCAGATCGAATACCTGCCGCACCCGCTCTTCTGATACAGGTGTGCCGACTGGCTGACCGTGTTCTGGGTCAGCATCTTTGATTAAATGCCCGATTCCGAAAGTTGGCAGAGCAAGATGATCTAAATATATCTCGTACTTACAACCTTCATCGTCCGCTAATTCTTCGCGTAGCTGATCTTTGTTCATGCTTGCCTCAATCTCTGTGCTAGTTCCTGATCTCTCGGGTCAGGTAATGTCGTAGGACCGATGTTCAAGGGCCGAGGTGGTTGAGCCGGGAAAGTAGCGGGGGCTGCCGAAGGGGCTGGAACAGCCCCCGCTAGTTGCGCTTCAGCAGGAGGAGTTGCCGAAGCAGCAGAACCTTGAGTGCGTGGTGTCTTTAAAAAATCGTCGCTTATAGTATCAGGTATCCGTGATCTAGCTGCATCTTGTTTAACAATTGGATTGTTATCTGTTTCCAGATCAACAGAACCACCATCAGCTTTACTTAAAAGATCTTCACCCGTCAAGGGGAGACGCATAAAATCGCGCCGTCTAGCAAAGATTTCACGCATTGGAAACTCACCACCAAACTCACGGACGTTTTTTCTTGCTTGTTTTTTGACCTCTTCAGATGGTGTAAAGGGTGTAAATATTCCACGCATCAATTTATTTACGTTACCAACCTTGGCTTTCTTTAAAGTCTTTCGTATTTCCTGATCGCTCATGCCCAAAGTCCGCATGTCTTTTATCATCCCAAACATTCGGTTTTGTTCACGGAATAAAACCTGATTTGCTTTTTCATACACAGATAGGATGTTGTCAGGGTTTAAAGCCTGTTCCACACGAGCGGCACGGTTAAATATCTGGGCTGCACTTGATACAGACCTTTGATATTGATAGCCGCCATACTGAACAATTTTGTCTGACTTTACATCAACTTCGCGTAGACCAGTTAAGATAGATGCCACTTCTTCTTCTATCTGTCTTACGTTTCCACGCGCATCTCTGCCATCAGGTGAGAATAAAGCCGTAGCTATTCTACCCGGAACAAAGCCCACTTCGCCACCAAGTTCTGCTTTTGCTCCAATTGTACCAGCCGTCTGCTCTATGATACCGGGCGTAAAGGCACCAAGTACATGAGCTATACTTTTCGTCCATTGTTCATAAGTGGTATCAACTTTAAAATCACCAGAACCCTTGTTGTAGATGACAGCACCTGTTTTTGTCCTGCCGCCCCTGCCTCTTTCGGATACGTCCGCTAGTTTTTCAAACAGTATGGAGTCTTCCAGAAACGGGCTAGCTAGCTCATGTGTTACGTCAACAAGTGCGCTAGTAAGGAACTTGTCGGTGTCGTACTGGTTCAAAACACCTTCTCTGTGTGCCTTCATTATAGCTCTGGCTGGACGCATCCAATAATCGTATGGATTGGTGTAACTAAAATCTACATACCCAGTGACATAGTTCTTGTTGTCTTTGCCTTTTTTAACACTGGTAGGCACTAACGTAGAAGCGCGGCTCCAGTTTGCAACGCGGCGCTGCAATGCGTCCATCTGTTCCTGACCAACACCAAGAGCGTACATACCGATACCTTGAACCGCTGGGCCTGCTACACCAACTGTACCCATGAAGCCCAGCAAACGACGCATGCCTATCTCTCTGATTTTAGATGCCGCTGCCTCTGCTGCTTCTGGACTAAGATTTTTAAAAGCACTGGCGCTAGTTCCTAGTTCTTTCGCCGCGTAGCTCAATGTGTTTGCACTGGTACGAATGATTTCAGCGGGGAAGGCAATAAAGTTACCAAGCGGAGCTTTACGCAGCAGCTTAATAGCTTCTGGTACACGCTCATAGTTGGGGACAACATTCTTAACGATGTCCGCAGCATAAGAATCTAGATCATCAAAGCCCATCTGTCTGGCGTACTGTTCTGCGTTGTTAGCATCACCCATTGCGTTGATTACTTTTTGACGTTCAAACTGAAAGTTATAAATCTTCCAAATATCGTCACCACCTTGATACCAACTTTTTGCAAGATCACTTGCGCCCTTGAGTGGCTTTACCGCAGCATTATCAATAAGTTGACCCAGCTTATTTCTGCCTAGAGTCCGTCTGATTAGGCCCTTGTCTCTAGTAATATTGACACCCATTTCATCAATATGACCTTTTAATGAACCACCAATACCCTCTTCAATAAGCTTGTCCATTTCTTTGATTTGAGTTTGAGTGCCTACGACACCTAGACGTTGTAGCTTGCCGTAAAAAAGTTCACGCTGAACATCATCTAACCTGTGTATGCTAGAAAAAACTGTTTGTATTGACTCGCCAAGATTACCGCCCCTACCTAAATTACCTTGAGCCATAGCAAAGAGTGCTGATGAAGTTACGTTTCTAACCTGTGTAATAGGTGACAGAACTGTCTTAGCAAACTGCACCTGACCTTTAGCTCTAAGAAAGTTTCCATAAGACATGCGATATAAAAAGTCGCCGGGAGTACCCCTAGCCAGTGTTAACTGAGTAAGTTCACTGTACATAGATCCACCAATTTTTTCCCCAATTCTACTGGTAAATCCGTGTTTTGCGTATGACCCTGTTAAGGCACCGTACTGTATGTCCCCGATTTTATCTAAGTTTGTTATTTCCCCGTCCACTACGTTAGGTTTAGTGCCAAGTACCTTGTATTGTTTTTTTAGTGGACTTTTATCGGGGATAGATTTAAAGGTTTCGTCAGATATTATTTCGTCACCAACTTTAGATGGGTTGTCGGGGTCTAAAAACTGTCTAGCTAGATAGTTGTAGTATGAATCGGTAGCGCGGAAACTCGCTAGATCCGTTACTGTTGACATAAATGCATCAATGGGATCTCTTATTTCACCCAGCACAGCACGAAGTACGGGCTGATCTAATGGCTTTTTTGTTAACATAGACGTGCGTAATCTGTCGCGTACAACTCTGTCAACGGTTCCGTCTTGAGCGTTTGGACGTGCAGGCTTTTTGTAGTTTTCAACAAACTGATCAACTATTTGCTTTGCATATTCAGGTCTGACACGAGCATTAATACCGACACCCGTTGTAAAATCATCTACATCTAGTTTACTGACGAAACGACGATACATATCCAACGCTACGTCTGGATTTTCTTCGTAAAACTTAATAGCGTTGTCGTATGATTCCTTAAACAGGTCTGTCTTAAACCAGTTTGGATCTTCAAACGCAGCATAAGTGCGCCGAATGAACTGAGACAGTTGTTCGTCAATGATTTGTTTTATGTCTGGAAGAATACCGGACTGCACAAACGGCGAAGAAGCAATAGACGAAGTTAGTCTATCTATTTGTCTTCTTGCTACCAGTGCCTGCTTCTGCATAAAGTCCGGCAGAAACTGCACAAGATCTTCGTTTCTTGTGACATCTATTTCTTTACCTAGTCTAGAAGCTTCACGTTTGGCACCATCTATAAACCCCGGATCGCGAGTCAAGAACCCATAGAACAAGTTACCAACTTCTACTTTGTCAAGTCCAGAACCTTCTGTCAGTATGTTTCTAAACTCAGCGTAATCATTCTTACTGCCTTTGAATGCTTGATTAATTGATCTGTCAATTCTTTTTGCGATTCTGCTTGCTTTTGTAACCTGCTGTTCGATATCACCAACGATCTTGGATCTTTTCTCAAATGCGTTAGCTGGCAAAAACCCACGAGAACGCAAACGCCCAAGTATTTGATCCAAAGCTTCACTCATTGGAGTGCCGCCGCTGGTTGCCTTTTGCACAATTCTGTTTGTTGCTTCTCCGCCTTTAGCGATGATAGCGTTTAGACCTACAGTGTCGCCAAACTCAGTGGTTGCTTCGACTGCTTCTTTACCCAGAACACCAACTGTTTTAAAAATCACAGGCAGCGATGCCGTAACACCCGCCGCTTCTGCGGCAAACTTCAACCTGTTTCCAAACCTACGGGCGGCTTCTTCTCTTCCCGACAAGCCAATGTCTTTGCTAGTCATTGTATAACCACGGCCCACGAAGTCACCAATAGTTGTGGTGCCATCGGATGCAACCATACCATCAATAACACCTGCCGCGCCTATACCTGTAAGCGCAGTTGTTGTCCTGCTAAGATTTCTTAGTTTAGCTAGTTTAGATGCGGCACCAACGGCACCAAGACCGGGTACAGCAAACTGTACAAGAGCCTGTGTAATCTCACCAGTCAGTCCAGTAGGGTCAATGCCAAGGTCATCTTTGAGTTGATTTTTAGCTTCTGTGACACGTCTGCTGTAGTTTGTATCGTTTATAGCATCAGGAACAAGTGCAGCAAGTTCAGCTAAACCAGAGCCAGCTTCAATCAAACCACCGACAACGCCTTCACCAAACTCTTGAAGCACACCTTCATCAGCCGGGTCTACCGGAACATCCGACCCAGATTGTCTTGGATTTTTTTCAAGATACGTCCTGATTTTAGACATAGCTTCTGCTGGAGAAGTGCCGTCTGGCAGTTCGTATTTTTGGCCTTCGTATGTAAAGACGGTCATCTAAAGCCCCTAGGATGTTGCGTCTTCGTTACCTGTTAGCGGAATAGTGTCTGAACTTCCGGCATTACCTGATGATTGTCCTGTTGCAAGATCATTAAGAAGTGCGTTTATCTGATCAGCCGTTATTTCACCTGATAGTATTTTTGAAACTAAATCTGTGTCTCTGGCTAACAGACGTGCCACAGCTTCAGGGATGTTTCTTGCCATTAGGGCCTGTGCAGCCTGCACTTCAGCACCCGGTGTTTTAGCAGAAGACATATTATACAAAGCCAAAGAATCTTCAAAGCTTTTTCCTGTCCTTGCCATGATTGCTTCAACTTCGCGGATCATCTTTGGATCTTGATCCAGTTCAGCTTGCTGTAGGGCGGCGGTGATAGAAAGTTTATCCAACGCCAGTTCACGAGCGGCAGCGTTAGCAGCGGCAGCGTCTTCTTGTGACAACACACGTTCAGCAGCAGCCATGTTGATCTTCTGCTCCTGCTCACGCTCATCCTGTTTTCCGCTAGCAAAAGTACCAAGGACCGAGGACAAAGCTGAAACGGCGTCCTGACTCATGCTACCCGTTCCGCTACCTGCGGCGAACTTCAGGCCACCAAGCATCATCAAGAAGTCACGGTCTGTTCTTACGTCCTTGGCCTGTGTTACACCTGCTTCAACTAAAAAGTCTTTAGCTTCTTGGAATTTTTGTTTGCGTGTCTTTTTATCAGCATCTTCGGTTCCACTCATACCAGCAATTCTATCTAGGAGTTCATCCATGGCGCTCTTTGCAGGTTTTTTGCCTTTTTTATCGTCTGGAGACTTGTCTGTTACACCACCAGTTTTTGGCTTGGGCTGGATAAATGAATCAGGAACATCGTCTAATATACCGGGGGCACTACCGCCAATTCTTCTTGACTCTTCCGCTTCGTCATCGCTTCTTTGGTTTGTTGGTGGTGTCATACCCGGATCTGTTTGCGGTCCTACACCTTCAAACTCACCTTGATTTGTTGTGGTTCCACGGTTACGGGCAGCTAACTCAGTGGGGCTAAGAACAGGAACAGGCCCACTAAGATCGATCACTGGATTTTGCGTGGCTACCTGTCTACGATTAACCAAACCCTGATCAATAAAAGGATTTCCTGTTGTGGATGTGGCTTTTATTAGCTCTGGGCCAGATGCATTAATACCAACAGGACCACGAGCCATTGCAGCCCGTTGCTGTGGCGTAGTAAACATTCTGCGGTTTAGTACAGGATTTCTGAGTCTACCTAGTTCGTCACGAATCACTGACTATCTCCTAACCAAAGTAGTTGTAGGCACCAAGGCCAGCTATACCAAGACCTGCAAGCTGCTGCATTGTGCTTGGATCTGGTGTGGACTGTGTGCTGGTTGTCTGCTGCAATGCAGGTACACCACGGAAGATGTCTGACAAGAAGCCAATCTCTTGGTACGGAAGCGCTTGCTGTGCCAATAGGTTTTGACGTGCGGCATCCAGTTCAGTTTGAGTCTGACCCTGCATCAAGCTACCGATTCCAAGAAGCGTATTAATGTCCTGCACACCCATCTGCTGTGCGGCTGTACCCAACTGACCAAATCTTGCAGAGGCTTGCTGTGCAGCTTGCTGCGCTTGTTGAAACCCTGAAGCCCGAAGCTGACCAGCGGTTCTAGCCTGCTGCTCTAACGTACCACGAGCCAACTCACCAGATGCTACGGCTGAACGAGAACCACCAAAGGCTCCTGCACCAAGAGCCTGACCAGCTAGCTGACCTTGCTGCATAGCACCACCACGAGCTATGTCTTGCAAAGACTGATCTACAACAGTGCTTTCATATGGATTCATAAATGCGGCTGCGCCACCCGGCCCAGCAAATTGAGTTGCTGCATCTAGATATGGCTGATAGGCACCAACACCAGCGCCAGCTAATTGTGCCGCTTGCTGCTGCTGTTCAGACAGGCCAGCAACTTGCATTGGCGCATAAGGCATTCCTGTGCCTTTTAGCGCCTTTGCCTGTGCAAATATGTCAGCTAGATACTGTTCCTGAAACGGGGCAAGTCTTTGGGTTACTTCTTGTGTTTGTGTTGCCATTACGTTGTGGCCTCCAATTCTGCCATCATATCATAGAGACGCGCCGCCCCAATGTCTCTATCCCCGCCGCCTGCACCACGCACGGCTTTGGCGGTTAGTACAAATTCTCCATCCGATAATCTAGCAGGCACTGAGTCAGAGGTGCCTGTTCCGGGTCCAGCGACCTCACCTCTTACGGGTACATCATAACCCATAGCGCCGCCTTCTGCAAACCGTACAGCGTCTACGTCATACTGGAAGTCTGGTCGTTGCGCTGCGCTTTTAGCTTGCGTGTATGCTGCTTTTTGCGCGGGATTATCTAAGTCGTATTTCTCACCTTGGAACATTATGTCCCAAGCTTCACCCTGTGGGTCTGGACGAGGAGTCCCACCTTGCTCTTCTGGCCCACCAAGTAAGCCGAGTGCACCAGCAGCGCCAAGACCCAAGCTACCAGCCATCAAATAATCGCCTGTGTCCATACCACTAAAGAACTCGCCTATGCCGCCTGAACTAGCGGCGTCACTAGCTCCTGCAAGTTTGTCGGCAGCTTCGGGGAAATATTGTTCACCCTCCGACCCGTAAAAACCAGCATCAGCGGGGGTAGCACCCGGCACACCGTACAGGGACTGTTGCATACCCGTTGCACCAAAAGGACCGCTGGTTATGTTTTGTGCTGACGAACTCATTAGATTTGGTGACACAAAGTTAGTTACGCCGTAAGCTAGCGCAGCATTTGTCAAAGCATCGTTGACTGATTTGCCGCCAGCTAGACTACCGATCCCAGAACCAAGGGCCGCGCCTGCCGGACCACCGAAGTAAAACCCAGCAGCGGTGCCTGCTAAAGATAGCAAGTCACCTGTGTCAGTGTCACCCAACCCCAATGCTTTTCCAAGATCACCAAATAATGCCATTACGCTACCTTTACCGTACCACTGTCATTATACAGTGCTCCTGTCTCAAGTCCAGTGGCGCTTGTAGGCAGGTCAGTTAGTGTTATTTTAGTACCACGCAACTGACCGGGGTTGCGTTCCTGTTCAATAAATATTTCCAGTGCCCTAACAAGATCCTGCATATACGAAGCAGTGTAATCTTGCGGCGGTTCTGGTAGTCTTGGTGGTGCAATTTCGTTGCTAGCCATTAGCGTCTGCCATCCGGTCTTATGTCTACTCGTGGGCTACCCAGCTTCCACTTAGATCCAAGGGCCGTGCTTTCAACTCTAAAGGCAAAGGACCTGCCACGGATTCTAGCGTGTACTTGGTTTGTGTATTCTTCTACAGGTGTAACCTGCGTCCTAGTTGCGGTGCCAGACCCTGTGTTGTTAAAGTCTTCTCCCGGGAAGTTACGCGCCTTTATAGTAAATGTGGCCTGCGGTGTACTCAGAGCCGTAGATCCGGCAAATGTCAGATCCGGCACGATCCTACGGATATACAAGAAATGATCCCCGTCCTGTATGTCCATAGCTGCTGACTCAATATATGAAGTCATTGCAGAGCCGTCGTCATCGTGACCAAACTCGTGATTGTATAGATACCCACCTTCTGTAGCTAAAGGGAAGTTCCGAGTTCCACGGTCCAACCACGCATTTCTTGAGAGCGTACCGTAATACCATATCTTATCTAGATAATTGTATACCACATAACGATCATTGTCTGTAGCACCTGAAGATGAATAAAACCAAACCGCCTCACCAAACTCAGAGTTTACACCAGCATATACTTTGTCTAGCTGCTCAATATTTATGTCCTGAAACACATGATCCTTGACAGTGCAGGGTAGCTGAGTTGTCTGACCAGCGTAGACATAGAAGTTATCGATGCCCATCCAGAACACAAAATCTTCGGTTGCTGCAACCGCATTGGGACCAGCGATAGTGATGTTGTTGGCTAGCTGTTGTAGACCAAAGGTGAACGGCGGACCGATAAATCTGAGTGAGTTAAGAGCCGTGTCTGTCCACACCAAGATCTCACGTTTTGTTTCGATGGCTTTTACAAAGGTAGACCCAGAGCCAAGACGTAAATCTCCAGCGGTGTTAGTCGCGGCTGGATACCAAGTGGTGGGATTTTCCTGACTTGAAAAGCGAATCAATAAAGGATCTTGTACTCCGTCACCTTGAACTGCGGTTGGATCGCTATTGATAGCATCACAACCAAAAGCAAGGACGTGACGGTCACGGTCAGATACCATGACCTGCTTGCATTTTGTAGGAACAGATGTCTTTGTGCCAGTTATCGTAGATAACTCTTTTGCTCGTGCACCTGTGCCAAGACTTCTCTCCCAGTAAAAGATATTAGAGTCTCTTGGATTGATGAGCAGATCTTCGCCAAAATTATCATGTGACCACAGTCTAATCTGCGTAGTTGTAGTCAAACCACCAGATGCTGCCTGTCCCCACCCGAAGTAGTCATTATTTGCGTCGGCGTTACCTTTTATGAGGGTGACCAGTGTCCCATCAGCATGAGTTCTTGCTACAACAAAAGAACCAGTCCCCGCTAAATTTGTAGATGCACCTGATCCGGCGTGACCTCGCACAACGGTAAGATCGTTAGTAGCCACGTTTGTCACAAAAACAAATTCAAGTTGTGGAGCAGCAGCGGTTGGATCACCAAGAAGCAGTATATCGTTTGCTACTATCCCCGTGGCACTGGCGACTGTTAGTGTTGTGTCTGTTGAACTAAAGGTGCCACCTTCGTTGATTGTGGTTTGAAGTGGACTTGATGTTAATCCACCATACAATCCCGCACCCCAACCAGTACCACCAACCGTCGTGTCTAATCCTACATTTATTTGATAATTTGCTATCGTAGGAAAACTACGACCAGTGACGGTAAGTGTTAAATTGTTTGCACTGGTCGAGCCACCAATATTTGCTCCAGCTAAAGTTATAGTGTCATTGACAGCGTATCCTGTGCCAATTGCGGTTATTGCATCTACCGCATAAACACCCGAACCGTTAACTGATACTGTAAATGCTGCACCAGAGCCGCTGCCACTGGTGCTTGCTTGTGTGACACCGCTAAATGAAACAGTGGTTAGATCAGTTATAGTAAGAACCAAATCGTTAGCTGGAGTTCCACCACCAATTGAGGCGGTGTTACCGCTAGAATTTGTGCCAGTGCTGTTGTTGCCAGCTATGGTTATTGTATCATTGATTGCATATCCCGATCCGATAGCAGTGATTGCGTCTACCGTATAACCGCCCTGACCATCAGTTGTTATAGTAAATTTAGCCCCTGACCCACTACCGCTTGTGCTTGTTTGAACGACATCTGTGAAAGTGCCTGTACCTATAGATGTTCCTGAAAGCTGTGTGACAGTCAAAACTATATCATTGGCTGGAGTCGTACCACCCACGCTGGTTCCAGCAATAGTGATTGTATCGTCTACAGCATAGCTTGAACCTACGGCTGATACGCTTATACTGTAACCACCCTCTCCGTTCGTTGTTACACTAAACTGTGCGCTTGAACCACTGCCACTGGTACTTGTTTGAGCTACGCTATTGTGCGTTGTGCTGCCGACAGAAGAGCCAGCAAGGTGCGTTATAGTGAGCGTTAGGTCATGCGTTCCTTTTGTACCGCCAAGGTTTTGACCTTCTATCACTATTTCTTCACCGACAACGTAACCAGATCCAATGGCAGTCACAGTCACGGTATAGTTCCCAGAGCCAGCGACTACGGTAAATGTTGCGCCTGCCCCAGATCCGCTCGTGGTTGTTTGAACAACACCTGTGGTTGTTGCACTACCTGTAGAGGCACCAGAAATAGTGACATTACCAACACCATTACTACTTGGAGATGAAAACGTAAGAGCGCCAACACCTGTGCCAGCCGCACCAACGGTAACTGTTTTTATACTTGTTCCACTAACACCTGTACCGGAAAGACTGACCGCTCCAACACCACCGCCACCCACTCCGCTATCACCAGAGGTGGCAGTTTTAGATGTGCCAGCAGAGGTAACAGTTGTAACCCCACCGTTTGTTGCAGTGGCAACTGTTATTGTTAGGTTGTTAGCTGAAGTGGCTCCGCCAAGACTCGCTCCATTTATAGTTATCGTGTCATTAGGTGCATATCCAGTTCCAGCCGATGTAATTGAAGAAACTGTATAACCACCGTTTCCGTCCGTGGTTACGGTAAACTCAGCACCGCTGCCTGTTCCACTAGTGGCATTTTGAGTAACTTGAGTAAATGTTTTAACGAAATCATTAATAAATATTTCATAACTTGCAGCGTTTACAACTCTAGTCACTTGATGTTCTGCGTTCAATAATGCAGCCGTTATATTCCCGCCTAAACCTTCGGCATTGGTAAAAGTAACAAAGTCGTTTTCGTTGGCACCATGATTATTCTGATTTACAGTTACTGTTCCGCTGCCGTTGGTGGCAGAGAACGTCACGTCACCTTGCGTTGTTGTGCTGCGTATTGGAGTGACATCGTTGAACGACTCACCTTCTTCAACATAATATTTAAGATGTGTACCCACACCCAGAAAATCTGAACCATCAAGAGCAATCCAGTTATGCAGTGCCCTCGCTGACCCCAAATAGGTGCTAGATGCGTACTTAACCCAGCCACCAATTTTTTCAGGATACCCCAAACGAAAACGCACCTTATCACCGTCACGCCATCCACCCTCATTTGAGTATGAGGTAAGGTCGTTATTGATGCCCGGTCTGAATTGTAGTTTGGATAATGGCACGACGATTTCCTTTAGGCTTGAGGTCCTGTGATTGTACCACTGTTTGTTAGTGTAACAAAGCTACTGCCTCTAATTGATTTGCCAGCAGCGCCGCCAGCAGAACCATTTGAAACACTGCCGTTAGAGCCAGAAGAACCAGCATTTCCAAAAGCCCCGCCCGAACCACCAGTACCAGCATTAGTGCCGCCAGCACTCCCGCCGCCAGCACTTTGATTATACCCAGACCCCGAACCACCAGCACCACCACTTGTGGAGCCGGTGCTTTGACCTTTGCGGTAGCACTGAATTCTACAAGTCTCCCCTCCTTGTGTTTGATAAGTTGCATACTGAAAAACGCCCGAAGAATACCCATCATATCCAGTGTATGGATTAGGACAATAATTGCCTACGTTAGTGTATGAAGTACCGCTATTGCCTGAAAAACCAAGACTGGGACACTCGCTACCGCTTGTGACAAAAACATAATATGTGGTGGTGCCAGATGTAGTGGTTTGAGATCCGCTTCCACCTGTCCCGCCACCGCCACCGCCCGAGCGGATGGTCCCGTTATTTACTAAGGTGCATGCAACATCAGCTTCAAAAGCGTCACCCCCAGCCGCGCCAGCCGCGCCCCCAGCACCTGTTATAGTACCGTTATTGGTTATGCTGATAGAGCCAGATAGACCCGTGTTTATCTGTAGAGCCTCGTTTGATGTGCTTGTCGCCCCCAGTTCAACACCGGAGTTGATAATAATTTGTTTTGGATAATCTACGGCGTAATCAGAACCAAACACAGTTGACGCATTTTGATTGGTTGCACCTGATGAATATGTTTTACGAAAAGCCCTAGCTGTGTTCTTGAAATCATCTAAAGATATAACGCCACTAGTAGGTACGCTAGCAGCGGCATTTGTTAAACCCCCCACAGTGGGGTCTAAAATGTTGCTGCCGCTTCTGTATAACTGCGAAAAACTAACAGAGTTGTTATTGCCCCCTATATACTCTGTTCGCAAATCACTAAACGATATGTTAGTGGATCCTATAGGCATTATGGAGACCCAAATCCTGTTATGTCTTGAGCAGATGTTAGAGAGCCGTTACTCGCTATCTTCAAAACAGTGGTGCCGTTGTATTTAAAGAGTAAGTCATTGTCCCCAGAATCTAAAACTACCTCCCACTTGCTAGTTCCGAACTTCAAGCTCTGACCACCCATAAGGATGTCGTTTGAGTTTGCGTCAAGATCTCCACCAAGCTGCGGAGTAGTGTCATCGACTAAATCATTTTTGTTATTGAATAATTCAGTGACAACTCCGCTAGATCCGCCACCATCTGCCGTCACTTCTTTTACAACACCAGCGGCTATGCTTACAGAGTTACTTGAAGATGGAGTTACACCTTTGTAAACGACGGTGCATGTTTGATTCGTACCGTTTTTTATAATGAAGTTTTTCTTCTGATCGGTTGGAGTTATCTCTAGTTCAAAAGAGGCACCCGGAGTGCCTGTCAAAAGAATTACTTTATTCATTCCGTTGGTGACAGTTCCATCTATTGTCTCAAGATCAAACGCTGTGCCAGAGTTACAAGTTATGGTTGTTTGACCATGTAGACCTGCATCTATAATATCAAAGTTGTTATTTGTTGTTGCACCCCAAGAACCCGCCTGCTCACCAGAGCCGGGTTTTTCTATACCGGAGTTAGCTGTGTATGAAGATGCCATCTAAACCACCATATCTGTCCAAGTTTCTATTGTATCACTAGCGTTTACTTCTGTCCATGTACCGCCAGTGTGCGTAATAGCTGACCACGGATCCGGCGCAACTCTCTCAATGCCCGTCCACAATATAGCACCATTTGTCGTCTTAACAAACACCGCTTCAATAGTAGCAGTTCCCTCTTCTATAAAAGTGCCAGCAGCAGTCTTAACAAACACCGCTTCAAGGTCACTAGATATTGACATCAACCTAGCGCCTACTAAAGTCTGTGTGAAATCAGCAGACTGTTCAGATGTAGCTAATCGTAATCTAGTACCTACTAAAGTCTGTGTGAAATCAGCAGACTGTTCAGAAACTCCATGCTTTATAAGCCTCGCTATCGTAGTTTGAATAGCAGATGCTGTTAGCTCTGATACAGCAATTCCTACAAATGTTCCTGTTGTAGTTTGATCAAACTGGGTTGTGATAACCGCAGCACCAGTGCCGATAACTTCCCCAGAAACCGACTGTGTGAAGTTGGCGCTTGCTTCTAGTATACCAAGCAAAACCTCAACAGCTATGGAAGTTTTACTTGATGTGCCAATCATGTAAGAAGTGCCGACAAACACGGGGCTTGCAGTGCTAGTCTGATCAAACTGAGATGTAGCTGTAGCCGTTGCTGCTCTTAGTATGGCAGCTTCCGATAAAGATCGTGCAGCTATGGCGTCAAAAGCAAACATTTTATTCTTCCGGGTACTTTTTCTTTATCTCAGCAACATGCGCTTGCCATGCTTCAAGGCCATTTTCTGTTATATACTCTAGCTGACTCATGGGATCTCCGTAAGCAACCACCCTTTTCCGTAGCCAAGTTGGTACAACTTCAGGCTCATCTTCTACTGGGGCAGGCTTGACGCTAGCTGTGCTAGTCAACCCTTTAGACACAAAGCTAGGGGCAACCCCAATCTTAGGAGCAAACTGATGTGCGGCATCATCAAGATCTTCCTGTGTCATATCAGAAGATAAAATAATCTCTGCCCAGCTACCATCAGAGTATCTAAGTGTAGCTATTCCATTTTCTAGTTTTTCTACTGTGTACTGTGTCATTTCCATTTTTCCAATGGGCACCTTGCATTTTGCAAATGCACTTTAACCTTCATTATACACATGCACTTCTTGCATTGCGAAATAGACTTTCTATACCACTCACATTCTTTGCATATAGCTAATCGTTCATCAGGAATCACGATAAACTTCAATCTGCGCCTAGCATCAGTCAGCATCCGCTATGGTCAGTTCGCCAGCTTCTACTTGGCGCATGATTTCTGCGTAGTGGCGGTTTGCTGGGTCAAGGGGGACTGACATCTCAGTGCCATCAATAGTGGCTTTGATACCAGCTTGATTGTCATCCATGTCATTATAATATTGTGCGCTAGTAATATTCATGTCTATAACTCCGCATCCGCTGTGACGTGTCCTAGCCAGTACCTACCTGCCCCTGTCTGATTACAGCTTTTGTACACATTCACGCCGTTCTTACCACTTTGTTGAAAAGCCGCAGATGTCGAAGGAAATCCGCTACTTGCCCACTCAGTCCAAGTGTAAGTTGGTGTGGCTCTCATTTCTGTGGCGTGTTTGAAGGGAACATGGTAGTTGACACCTGAAGTAGCATCACAGGTCGTTCCTGCTGTATTGCCGTCAGTTGCTTTTTCATAATACCGATGACACCTAGCCAACTCATCGCCATAGCTACGATGCTCAAACGGCGTGGCTGTCTCGCCTACTTCTAGCTGGATGCCTGTAATAAAGAAGGTGCGACTTGTGCTGTCAAAAAAAGATGTTGCACTTGAGTATACCCTGTTTCCGCTAGTTCTCGTTGCCCAAGTGTTACTAGCAAATGTTCCGTCAGTGAAGTCTGAACCTGCATGAAGCCAAATACCAAATTGAAAACTTCCAGCATTATCATCGTCTAACGCGCCAGTTGTATCTGGCACAAAAGTTAACGATACCTTGTTCCAAGAAGTTGTAACGTCAAATGTCTGTGTGTTAATTCTATCGTTATCATTATCTTTCATTTCAACTGTATAGGTTGCGCTTGCATTACCTTTTACATAAAAAGAAAGAGTAAGTGATTCTGCACTACTTGTTCCCTTTTTTAAATGCTGTAAGTTTTGCCCTTCAAGAATTTGAATAATCCCAAAATTCTCACCTGCGGCAATAGTTGTGTCTGCTGTGGTACACTCAAATTTTAAGGAATTTGCAAAACCGTCAGGGCCATCAGCTACTTGTGACATAGTTGCGCGACCTGCGGTGCTACCTGTAAAAACTTGGAATCTATCTACAGTAAAATATCCGTTTGCCGAACCCACTCCTGTACTACTCGTACCCCTCTGCGCCACCTGCATCGCACCATTGATGATGAGGTTGCGACCTGTCAGGCCACCAGCATCTGCGCTACCACCTAAATCGGCTATGTCTCTGGCTCTGCTCATATCGTTATCCTAAATGTGTGAATGTGACGTGTGAGTAAACAGAGGCAGTGTAAACATCATGGGCATTGTCCCTCTGAATGAATTTAAGAGTGTCATTTGCGTTAAGCAGAGCAGTTAGCGAACCGTGCCAACCACGTTCGTTGTGATTGAAGAACCTTTGGTAGAGAACGCCGTTTTTCAATAATTGGAAATCTGAACTTGTTGCGGTTGCAATTAATACTGAGAACGAGGCAAAGTAGACACCTCCTACTGGAGCGGTGAATAACCCTGTACTAGTGTTGTAGTAGGAACTCGCGTTTCCATCGCCATCTTCCGCAATGACAGACATAGGCAATCCATCATTAGCGTTATTGTCATGATAAGCTGCCGTTTCATCACCTATCGCACGAACATGTATGCGCTTTGGCATAATCACACGCCCACTGCTATCAATCGTCAGCGCGTTGTTGCTGTTCGTTGGATCTTGGATCTCACTGACTTTTAAGATGCTGGTCATATTTTTTACCCCGCTATCTCTGTTGCACTAATAAGAGAGATAAAACGCTCAAACGCAGTGCTGTTTGTGTCACTGACTGTTCTGTTTAGGTAAAGTATAGGATTACCCCCCTGAGTGGTGTGCATACCTATTTTATATGTTATTTGAGATGTGGTGTTTGGTGTATCGTAATACTGAAAAGCAGCACTACCTTCCGCTGTACTAGAGGTGTCTGTCGAATTGTAGCTAGAAAAAAATAATGAAACGCCTACGTTTCTGTTTCCAGCAGTTGGGGCTGATAATTTAGTTGTGTCTCTAAAGAAAAACAAAACTGTTTGATAGATTCCGGCGTTGTTATTCCACTCACCGTTAACCATGCCTTCCAACTTGATAACACTGCTCGATGATTGTGGTGTGATGTTCACAGTCAAGTCAGTAAGAACAACGTCTGTATTTGTTGTGCAAGTGATCGGATTGGTGCCAGTAAACATCGTGTGTTGCGTTTGAATAATACCGCCTTGCGGCATAATAACCTTGTTGCCAACGGTTTTCGGAGCGATGTTGTCTACATAAAGGGTACTCATATCGTTATCCTACTGACTATCCGTGATGCGTTCAAACATAATTGATGTTCTATCATAATCAGTGTTACCTGCGATGTTACTCCCAGACCCCAAACTGGCAGTTTCAAGTCTGAATCTAAATGTTGATGCGTTTGTAACATTGACTAGAATACAACGGGTCATTGCACCACCGCCATTGGGGTCACTAGCAGTGCCTCTCATATTCAAATAACCCCTTCGGTCGTAGGTAGAACCGCTGTCTGCCGACACATCTACATCAACAGTTACAACCGTGTCGCTATTAGAGGTGATGATTTCTACTTGAGGCGTTACTTTATACAAGCCGGTTTTGGGAAATGTAAAAACTCCACTACTTTCGGTCATACCTATCCCAGCATATGCAAAAGTAGCATCGTCAGTTCTTTCCCAACCACTAATAGTTGCAAGGTCTGTAGTAAAGTTAGATGTCAGCCGCCAAGCGTCTATCTCGACCGTATTTGGCATACTGACCTGACCACTGCTATTAATAGTGATGCCTGTAGTCCCCGCCGCATTGTTAATTTGGTCTACATTTAATATCGAAGCCATCTGCGCCTCACAGTATCGTCAAGTTGCCACTGACCGTGATTGACGTAGATGTGTCAATCGTCAACGGTCCAATAGCCAAAGCATTTTTAGTTGAGCCAATAGTGGTATTCTCATTCACCGTCTGATTATTAGTACGGAAAACAGCCGTGTCTACCGTGGTGTTAGTCGTCTGAAACTGCGGCGCAGTTATCTCACCAACAAACGTACCGCCGCTAGCTTTGCTCACTGTATCAGTCACGCTAAATGCGCGGAAAGCACGAATGACAACCTCATCATTGAGCGCCGCGCCGCTGGCTAACGTAATCGTGGTGCCGCTGCTTGGTGTATAGTCTGTCGTATCCAGATGAATACCATTTAGATACACATCTACATCGTTGCCACTAAACGCCAAGATAGCGCCTGCGTTGTCCGCCCCGGTAAATACTGTCTGACTAGCTGTTGCAATGTACTTATATACCTGCATTGCATAAGACAGGGGCTGGTCAACGGCGCGACCAAAGAAGCGCACAACAATCTCATCCGTGTTAGCTGGAGCTTCGGAAAAAGTCAGTGTGTTCGCGTAGGCCGTATATGAAGCGCTGCCCCCCGGTTCCTGAACCACGTTGCCCACAGTCACAAGTATAGCTTCGCCGCTGACTACATTCTGCGCCAGTG